GTGGCGGTGTCAAGGGCGCCGAGACCCTTCTCAAGCTCAAGGACGAATATGACCAGATCAACGCCAACATCAGGCAGGCGGAGAAGTACGTGGCCGTCCTTCAGGGAAATTATGTCGAGGACCCGACTGTGACCACGGATGCCGAGGAGGAGAAGGCAAAGAGCGAAAAGGAGCTCAGGAACTCCTACAACAGGCGTCAGAGGGCAAAGAAGGCTGCCGAAGACCTCAAAAAGACCAAGGCTGACCTCGAGATCGAGATAGCGGAAGGCGAGATCGAGGCGATGGAGGAGGGCTACGACAAGCAGAGGGCGGCCGAGGCTCTCCAGTACAGGAAGACCGTCGAGCAGATTGAGAGGGAGAAGGCCGACATGCTCAAGAAGATGCAGGAGGAGGAGAAGCAGCAGTGGCTGTCAGAGGACGAGAACCGCAAGGAGTATGACTTCAAGCCGACCAAGACCACCCTTGACAAAGATGTCCTCGATATGTATGAAAAGCTCGGCATGCAGGCCAAGGAGGCGTACAACCGTGGTCTCGAGCAGATACAGATGGATGAGGAGGCTTTCTACGCGCAGTTCCACAAGGACGAGGGCGATGCCATCATGGCAGAGATAGAGGCCGAGGAGGAAGCGAGAAGGGCCTATCTTGAACGCTACGGCAACTACGAAGAGAAGAAGAAGGCCATCAAGGACAGGTACAGAAAGGAGATGATGGCCGAGGGTCTGAAGGACTACGACATCAAGATGCTCGAGAAGGAGATGGAGGAGGAGCTGGACGCCCTGGCGCAGGTGTATGACGAGGCGTACCAGAAGATCTTCCGCGACCCTTCCAAGATGACGAAGGCGACCATCCTGGACACCATAGAGCTTGCAAAGAAGAAGCTGCTGGAACTTGACAAGGAAGCCGATCCTGAATCCTTCAAGGCGCTACAGGAGGCCATCAACGGCCTTCAGAACGCATACGACAACATAGACTTCGGGGGATGGGGCTCGTCATGGGATGAGGTTCTCCGCAAGACCGTCATGATATCGCGCTACAACGACAAGATCGAGAAGGCGCAGAAAGACGGCAACAAGGCCGCCGAGGAGGAGGCTGCATCCGACCTCGAATCCACCAAGGAAGCGCTGAAGAAGAATCTTGCCGGTGCGGGAGCAACCCTTTTTGCCGACAGTCTGATGCAGGCGGCTTCCGCAATGGAGGAAATCGCGGACATCAGCGGTGACGCGCACATCAGGGAGATGGCCGACAGTCTGATGCAGGCGGGTAGTGTCCTCTCTTCCGTGGCTCAGGGAGCCGCGTCGGGCGGATGGATAGGCGCCATCGTGGGCGGAATATCTTCGCTCATGGGGCAGCTCGTCAACTACTTTACCGAGCTTGCCGTGGCCGAAGCAAAGGCAAAGGCAGCGCTCAAGGACTACAATCAGGAACTGGAACTGTTAAGGCTGTCGCTTGACGAAACTGACTTTTCGGGCATCTTCGGCGACCGCACTCTCGCCAAGGCCAAGGAGGCTTACAGGCTGTACAACGAGGCATGGAAGGCTTATTATGGAGACAACTACACGGCATACAGATACACGAAGGAGAATGGGTTCCTGAGCAGCACTGAAACATGGATGCCGGACGTGGCCAAGAGCCTTGCGGACACTACCGTGCAGATGAGCAAGAAGGATCTTCGCACTCTCGCGGACGTGTATCCTGAGATATTCAACGAGGACGGCTCCCTGAAGCTCGCAGAAGCGGAGGCTGCTCTCGCCAATTATGCAGGAGAAGCCAATGGAGCTTACGACACGGCTTACGACGCGCTCAAGCAGGCTGTGGAGCAGACCAAGCTCATCAACGAGAACATAGCCATACTTGACGGCATCATATCCGACTACACGCAGAACATGGCGTCAAGCCTGAGCGAATCCATCTTCGACGGCATCCTCACGGGCGCGGACGCATGGGATGTGTTCCGCGACAAAGGTTCGGAGACCATCCTTGCGCTTGGACAGCAGATGCTCTCGGAACTCATAATGACGGAGGTGCTCAACAATGTAGAGAAGGACTACCAGGCGCGTCTGCGCGATGCGCTCGGAAGCGGTGACGCGGAGGGATTTGCAGCCATCTACGCCGAGATGATGAACGACCTCAAAAGCAAGAGCGAGATAATCACTTCTGCCGGAGAGGACTGGGTGAAGATGATGGAGGAGCAGGACTACGATCTTGCATCAGCCCGCGAAGCCACATCCAAGGGCATAGCCACCGCGTCGCAGGACAGCGTGGACGAGCTGAACGGAAGGGCCACAGCCATTCAGAGCCACACCTATTCCATCATGGAATCAGGAAAGGCCATGGCGGAGGACATGCGTATGCTCAGGAGCCAGGCAGGCAGCATACTGAGCCATGTGATGGGCATCCATGAGGACACCGGAAGCATGGACGGCAAGCTTACGAGGATACAGTCCGCCATCGAGGACATCAGGGACAGGGGCGTCAACATCAAGGGAGTATAGGATATGACAGGGGAATTCCACATAAACGGCATAGACATATTTGACACGTACGGCGTGTTCGTGACGAAGGAAGGCTTTAACGACCTGCTCTCCTACCCGGCTTTGAAGAAGGTGGACACCAACGACTGGCCGGAGGAGGACGGATTGGAGGCCGATCTGACGCTTCCGGTGCTCGAGGGAAGGGACTTTGTCATATCATTCGGATTCGTCGGCTCTGAGGCCGATTTCAACGGATTCTGCGCACTTCTTGAGAAGGAGGTGTATGCGGACGCTGTCATCCTCGGAAGGAGCTACAGGCTCCGTCTTCTGTCATACTCAGGCATAACGCAGGTGAACGGCAACCTTCATTCCTTCTCCGTCCGCTTTGCCGACGACTACCCTCTCTACGGCTATGAATACATGGTGCCGATGTCGGGTCTTGGCATCGGCGGTCAGTACGAGCTTGACGGGGTTGACTTCGGCGCATACGGCATCCGCGTAGTGGACGACCATATCTCGGAGGATCTCGGAAGGCCGGACATCAAGGAAGCTCTCAAGAGGAATATAGACACGATCGGGGGACGCATCTACGACGGAGGGGCACAAGTGAAAAGAAAGGGGCGCGACATGACCCTTAGCTGTTACATGAAGGCAGCCTCACTTCCGTACCTGTGGCGTAACTACGATGCATTTCTGCACGATTGGGTGCGGGCGGACATGAGCAGAGCCGACATCACGCAGAGAGGGCTCAGGGCTCTCACTGTCTCGGCTTCTGGCCGTCAGATGCAATGCTATTACAGGTCTTCCCAGGTCAAGGACTTCGTGCCGGCGGATGGCGAGGCGTGGATACTTTTCTCGGTGACATTCACCATTGTGGCCGACAAATTATAAACAATCATATTAACTTGGATATCAGTGATTACATCGTAAGCACTTTTATTGTTATCTTTACCACAAAAGATAACGATGGCCCGCGAGATAACCATAATCAGACCAGACAGAAAGCCGCTAGTCCTGACTGTTGACGACAGCAGCTACCGCCGCCGTGAGATCATGGGCGAGGATGAGCTGGTCCTCAATTTCAGCCTTGCCGAATACGAGGAGATCCCGGCAGGTTCTACTGTCGCATTCGAGGGAGACACATACACTCTCTTTCAGTCGTGCCGCGTGGACAAGCGCGGAAGCAGGAACTTCGAGTATCAGGCGACATTCAACGCCGACTATGCATTCCTGAGGAAATACATGTTCTACAACTGGGTGGACAAGAGGCTGAGCTTTGATCTGACTGCAAGGCCTTGGGAGCACATCCAGATGATCGTGGACAATCTCAACGACAGGCTTCAGCCTGGGGATACGCCGTGGGTTCTTGGGGAAGGTTGCATCGAGAGCGCGGAGAAGCTTATATCGTACAGTCGCAACAACTGTATGGAGGCACTTCAGGCGGTGGCGGACACTTTCGAAACCGAATGGGAGGTCAAGGGCAGGACCATCTTCCTCAGGAAGGTGGAGTATAATGCAGACTCCCCTCTCGAGCTCAGCTACGGACGCGGCAAAGGACTCAGAGCCGGCATACAGAGGACGGCATACAACGACGAGACTCCGGCGGCAAGGGTCTACATCCAGGGCGGTGAGAGGAACATCTTCCTGAGTGAGTACGGCTCAAGGGAACTGAAGTTCCCGAAGTCTGCCGGAATAGGCTACGACGGAGAGAAATACGAGGGTGAGGACGGTTATGACAACACCAAGGGTGTGAGGTATGTCACCGACGATCTTGGCCAATCTGTCGCGAGAGAGGGCGGTCCCGTCAATGGCGGTGATGATGTCGCTCTGGATCTGACGCACATATATCCGTCCCATACATGCGAGGTGGAGTCTGTGGAATATCTCTACAAAAGCGAAACATACGGCAGCGTAGACGAGCTGGTGGCGGCATATCCGGAGCTGGCTGACGAGAATGCGGAAGGCTGGGATAATGTCCAGGTAGACGTCGTCGTGAAGGAGGACGCGTATCTTCCGGACTACTCGGCCAACGAGCTTCAGGTGCCCGGAGAGACAAGACAGGTGGTGTTCCAGTCGGGAAACCTTGCGTCGCGTGAGTTCGACATCAACGACTACGATCATGAAGAAAGGAGGTTCAAGCTCGTATCCGAGTGGGTGGACGGGTTCAGGATGCCTGCCGGCCCAGTTTATCATCCGTCAGCCGGCAATACATTCATAGTCGTAGGCGTGAGCCTCCCTTCCGAATATGTACTCGAAGCCGAGGACAAGGCTCTGAAGGAGGCTGTCAAATACCTTCATGAGCATGAGGCGCAGAAGGTGACCATCAATGCCGAGATAGATCCGATACAGGCGGCGAGGATGTGGGATTCTTGGAGCCCTAAGATCATCCTTGGCGGTTTTGTGAGGCTGACAGACGACGATCTGCTTTCCGAAGTCTCGGACATCAGGATAAGGGCGGTCAAGCAGTACGTGAACACTCCGACCAAGCCTGTCGTGGAACTCAGCAACAGCACGGCGTCCGTGTCGTTCGGCACGACGATCAGGGAGCTTGAGAATCAGGAGACCCACGCGGAAGAATTACATAAGGACAGCATAAAGTTCTCGAAGCGCAGATGGCGTGACGCAAAGGAGGCAATCGCCATGCTGGAGGGTGCGATTGAAGGCTTTGACGCAGGCATCAATCCGATTGCATTGGAGACGATGGCCATCCTTGTCGGAAATCAGGCATCGCAGTTAGCGTTCATCAAGAGTCTTGATGACACGGATGTCGTAACTCCCGCCTTTGTCTATGATGACGCGACAGGGATATTCTCTGCTCCTGCGTCATTCCTTATGCACTATACTTTGGGCATCAACGAAGTCAGTTCCTCGCATGACGTTGATGCATACAAGAAATGGGAGATCGCGGCGTTCGCAAGTAGCACACTCGCAGACGGAGACAAGGCGTATTACCTCTATGCAAAGGTGTCAAAAGAGGATCAGACGGGAGAGTTCCTGCTTTCAGAGGCTCCAATCAAAATGGAGGGCGTTGAAGGATACTACCACCTCCTTGTCGGCATACTGAACACCGAGTACGCGGGTTCAAGGTCATTCGTGCCTTTCTACGGATTTACGGAGATCCTTCCCGGCCAGATCACCACCGACGTTATCAGATCTGCAGACGGAAAGACCTTCTTCGATCTCGTCCAGGGAATCATAGGTGGAAGGATAACCTTCACGTCAGGTTCATCCGGACTTGAGAACCTTTCCGAGTGGTCAGGCAAGCAAAGTCAGATTAACAAGGCGCTCAATGATGCCAAGAACGCAGCTTCAAGCGCAGCTTTGGCTAATGCATCAGTGTTGAACCTTGACGAGAAGATTACCGATGTGGAGACTGGTGTCAACAAGAGCATACAGGAGATAAACCAGAAGCTTGACGGAGTGGTGGAAAGCTATTTCGATGCATACACTCCTACAAGGAGCAATCTTCCTGCAAGCGAGTGGATAGCAGACGGAACGGAGGCTGAACACATCGGTGACACTTTCACGAACACTGCTCTTGATGGTGACGATGCCGGCAAGTCATGGAGATGGCTTGAGCAGGAAGACGGCACATACGACTGGCAGCAGATCGCTGACTCCGATGCTGCAAAGGCTCTTGCATTGGCAGGACAGGCAAAGGAGACAGCTGACGGAAAGAGCAGGACATTCCTTGTGAAGCCTAGCAACTACAGCAAGGGAGACCTGTGGATTGTTGGATCTGATTTCGTTCCTTCGGGTTATGCTATAGGAAGCCTTCTCTGCGCCAGCGCTTCAAGCACAACATACGTGGCATCCCATTGGTCGGAGAAGGTCAGATATACCGATGACACAACTGCCAATGAGGCGATGACTCTTGCAGGAACGGCAAAGGAGACAGCGGATGATGCTTCCGCATCTGCTTCGGCAGCGCAGACTTCCGCAGACAACGCCCAGGCTACAGCCAACGAAGCCAAGGCAAACGCAGCAAGCGCTTCTACACTAGCACAGAATGCCAAGACTGCCGCAGACAACGCCAAGACTGCCGCAGACAATGCGCAGAAGGACATAGACGATGCCAACGAAAGGCTTGAAGGATGGGCTTCCAACGGATACATATCACCGATGGAGCAGACAGCCCTCAAGCAGCAGTTGGCGCAGGTGCAAGCCGAATACAGCCAGATCATCGCAGATGCAGACAGGTACGGAGTAGCAAAGACATCGTATGTGTCCGCATACAACAAGGCTGTGTCTGCCCTTGAGAAGTATTCCGCTTCGACATCCGACGGTTCGGACATAGCTGTCGGAACGGACTATGCCAATATAGCGGCATACTATACGGCAAGAGCGACCATCCTCGATGCTATTGCTGCAGAAGTGAAGGAGGAGGCCGACAAGGCCATAGAAGATGCAGAGAGTGCGGCAGAAGCGGCAAGCTCGGCAGACGCAAAGGCGGCAAGTGCAGCCGCTGCTGCTTCAAATGCAAAGGCAATAGCAGAGAACGCTAGTTCCCTGGCGACACAGGCTGACAACAACGCATCCAAGGCTATAACTGATGCAAACGATGCCAAAGAGGTGGCAGAAAACGCAGAAAATATTGCCGGCGATGCAAGCGCACTTGCTGAAAGTGCAAAGACGGTGGCAGATGCAGCGCAGACTGCCGCTGATACAGCCAAGAAGGAGGCGCAGGATGCAGCAGCTGATGCACAGGAGGCTCTTGCGAATGCATCTGATGCAAAGGCGGAGGCAGAGAGCGCAGCCAGCAGGCTTGATGAGCTGACTGCTGACGGATATATCTCCCCAATGGAGAAGCTGTCCCTCAAGAACGAGATGGCCCAGATTGATGCCGATTACGATGATCTTGCCAACGAGGTCAACAAGTACATTCTTGTCAATGAGACTACATTATGGAATGCATATGACAATGCCTACGACCTCTATCGTGCTGACATGCTCTCGAAGATAAATACGAATGGCAGCGTTGCCGTCGGCAATCTGTCATCATTGCAGTCATCCTATTATTCAGCAAGGACGAACCTGCTGAACGCCATATATGTAGCAGCAAAGAAGCTTGCAGACGATGCGCAGTCGGCAGCGAATGATGCGCAGGACGCAGCAGATGCAGCTCAGACTGCTGCTGATTCGGCGCAGGAGTCTGCGGATGCGGCCAACGCCCTCGCACAGCAGGCGAAGGAGCTTGCTGATACTGTCGATGCTGCCACGAAGAACCTTGACACCAAGATAGGCAATGTGGAGACTGGTCTGCTTGAGGATGTGGACGAGATCAACAGGAGGCTTGACGGTGTTGTAGAGAACTACTTTGAGGAAGGCACTCCGACATTGAGCAGCTATCCTGCAAACGAATGGACAACCGACACCGACAAGAAGAACCACCTTGGAGACACATACACCAACATACAGGAGTTCGTTGACGAGGAGACCACGCCTGATGCCGGAAAGTCGTGGAGATGGACATATACAGACAGCGAGCATACTGGCTATCATTGGCATCCGATAGCTGACAGCGATGCAGTGAAGGCTCTGCTTGAGGCATCGAGGGCGAAGGCTGCAGCTGACGGAAAGTCAAGGACATTCGTCAGTCAGCCGAATCCTCCATACTCTGTCGGCGATCTGTGGGTGCAGGGCGATGCCGGAGAGATAATGAAGTGTATAGTAGCAAGGAGTTCTGGTGCCTATGTCGCATCTGACTGGGCGAAGGCATCGAAGTACACAGATGACACTACTGCAGAGGAGGCAAAGGAACTCGCACAGCAGGCGAAGGATGCGGCAGAAGCGGCAAAGGAGGCAACCGATGCTCTTGACAGCGACCTCATCTTTACTGTTACGGAAAAGAGGAGCATACGCAAGGCTCTCAAGGACATAAACTCATCGCAGACAGATGCCGCCGAACCATACCGATGGATGGTTTCGGCAAGGGCTTCAGTCATAGGTGATGCCTGGAGCAAGATTACTGACGCCTCGGATGCCAACTACGGGTGGTATGTGTCTAATATGCATACAGCTAACAGCTCGTCCATAGTAAGGATCACCCTGCAGGTCAACAGGAAGTCAGACATAGAGGTAAGCATCATGTCAAGGGCGGAGAGTTCTTTCGACTATACTCTGTTAAGTCTTATTGACACGACCCTGCTGGCGAGTGACACGTATTCAAGTTCTACAAGGGTTGCTACTACCACTAGAAACAAGCAGGGACAGGCTGTTTCTCACGTCTTCAAGGATGTGTCGGCAGGAACCCATTTCTTCACTGTGATGTTCCGTAAGGATTCAGGAGGAGATACGGCCCCGGACAACGGATACTACAGGATAGCGGATGCTGAATATGATTCAGGCAGCCTTGGAGACTGGATGAATATTGTCACCGGGAAGGGACTTGATAATGCTATATGTGACCTTGCGGTTGATGCGGCAGACTCGCTGTTCTCATATCTGTACGACTACAAGGTATGGACAAACGAAAACACGGTAGTTCCGTCTGGATTCCGTGATGAGGTATACAGACTGTTCCAGGATTACTATAAGGAGGTAAGCGCAATCCTTGTGAACACAGCCACATCCGACATTGACTATCTTGCCAATGCGATGAGAAACGGAAAGACCATTACTGACGGTGGTCTTGTCATGACATCGCTCGTGGCTGTTGGAGACACCGAGGATGTGGCATCTGCTGATGTCGAAGCCTTCATGAACGGAAGTGATTTTGCCTCGGATGCGACTCATGGCAAGCTCATGCATGCATTGGGAATTCCTACGGAGACCTCTGCCGGAAGCACAGACCTTGAGGAGAGAGCCAAGGAGGCCAAGACCAGGATGTATGAGGACGGCTATACCGTAACCAGTACACTAGACCTTGAAAAAGGATGCAGGATCGGCGTTCTAAATGTGACTAAAAATGGTATTTCCGCACAAGATGAGTGTCTTGACGTTACCGGAGGAAAACGTGAATATGCCAATTTTTCAGAAGACGGATTCTACGTATCCAAGGTGTATAACACTGGTTCAGCTTGTGCGGTGATCGGTTCCGCACGGATGACAGCTAACGGTATATACTTGTCAGGCCATCCGTCTTATGACAGAGAATTTTATGCTGTCGATACCAGATACTTCCATGTAGGCTTTCATGCCTTGAGTTGCAAGGCTGGTTTGATTGTCGGAAGTATGACGGTAAACGAAGAGGAGACCATGGTTGCAGAAAGTGATGGGAAATACTCTGTGTATGCCAAGGAAGGGGTATTTGCAGGCCTCAGACCTAATACCGAAAAACTGACTGCAGGAAGAACACTTACGGGGCTTGACCACACGATTGTGATAGCAAGCGGAACACTCTACCTGCCTTCGGCCCCTATGGATGGACAGCATTACAGGATTATCCACACTTCCACCACTTCGCTGATCGTGAGGAACGGCTCGTCAACATTGCTTAACATCCTCAAGTTCAAGACAGAGACAAGCAAGATATACACATTCACTTCGACAACGAAGGAGATAATAGACATGACCTACTGCGCTGACGATGCAACATGGTATGTTGTCTTTTACTAGAAAGTTTAACCCCTTAAAATCGATTTTATATGGAACTGACATTTGTCAAAAACGGGAATTTATACGAAGCGGAGTTCGAGGCAACTGCCGACTTCAATCTTCACATTGAGAGAGTGGCCGGAGGCAGATTCATCATCTATCAGAAGAGTGTGGCTGATGGTCAGTATGCCATCGTGGACAACATCGACTACCACGACCACAAGGATGTGATTGACCTTGACATGACGGCCTTGGTCTATCCTAAGTACATCAAGGTAGCGAGCGTGTCAGAGCCGACCATTGCGGTAGTAACCTTCAACGCATAGTCATGGTTGTCAAGCTGAATACTGTCCGGCTGAACGGCGCGAGCCTTAACTCCGCATCCCTCAATGGTGTCGGAGAGAGGCTTCGTGCATCTGCCGGAGGAGGCGGTGGAGAAGTGATACCGCCTGAAGAGCCTGACGTGCCTGATGTTCCCGTGACCTACATCCTCTCCGCTTCAGCAAGCAACGGAGTGGTGTCTGCATCCGTGAACGGAAACGCAGTGACACTCCCTTATACTGCCAACGAGGGGGATGTGGTTGTAGTGGAGGTGACAGCTAATGACGGCTATGAGTTCGATGGATGGTCAGACGGAAGCACCGACAATCCTCGGAGCATCACCATGACTGCTGATGTGACACTCTCTGCGACTTGCGTTGTCAAGGCTGTGGAGAAAGAGTACATCCAGTTCGCAGACCCTGCTGTGGAGGCTGTCTTGATGGCCAATGGAGTGTCTTCCGATGGTGTGGGAATCACGATGGAGGATGCAGCGAAAGTGACATCTATTGGCACGACTTGGTTCTATCAGAATACAGAAATAACGAGCTTCAATGAGCTTAAATACTTTACAGGAGTTACCGCTATCAAAGCGAATGCAAGTACAGGTAAAGGCTCATTTGAAGGATGTACATCGTTGACAAGTATAGCATTCCCACCAAGTCTCACTTCCGTTGGTCAACGAGCATTTTTGGGCTGCTCGGCTCTTTCAAATGTTGAGAATATCGAGGTGTTGAAAACAATAGCTCTTAACGCCTTCTACAACTGCACCTCCCTTGCCTTTGAAGAGCTTAATCTTGAGAACCTCACTTCTCTCGGTCAAAATGCCCTCTACGGGGTGAAGATTAAGAAGCTGAATCTTGGAAAGGTGACAAGCCTGCCAAGTGCTATAAATACTTCGCAGAACTACGGAGATAAGAGTGTACTGGAAGAAGTGGTGTTGCCAGAGGGATTAACTACCATACCTGGCTATTCATTCTATCAATACTCCGTATTGTCAAGTATCAACCTTGATAATATAGTAGAAGTTAGTCCGTATGCCGTCGAAGGTGTCGCAGTACCAAAGATGATATTCTCTGATGGATTTACAAAGATTGGATTACGAGGCGCAAGTAAAAATACTGCATTGACACTTGTGGACTTCCCAAGCACCACAACAAGCATTGGAGATTCATCATTTGTCTATTGTTCTGCTTTAGCAACGGTGATATGTCGTGCAACTACACCTCCTTCGCTTGTAAATAATGCATTTGGTGCAGGTATGAGTACGGCTGCTCAAACCCCGATTGCTCTTGGAACAGGCGTCATCTACGTTCCCGATGCCTCTCTTGAAGCATACAAGACCGCAACGAACTGGAGCCAGTATTCAGACAGGATTCATCCGTTGAGTGAGATTGAGGGAAGTCCTTACATCACATTCGCTGACCCAGAGGTCGAGAGGGTGCTGATGGAGAACAACGTATCTTCTGACGGAGTGGGAATCACTATGGCTGATGCTGAGGCGGTGACATCTATCGGAACTTGGTTTAAGGGAAATAAGGAAATCACTTCGTTTAACGAACTTGAGTACTTCTCTAATGTAAAGTGGTTGCATGCCGAGGCTTTTAGTGGGTGTACTTCTTTGCAGAGTATTTCTCTGAAAAACATCGAAAGCACTGGCTATGACGCCTTAAAGCAAACAGCTCTGAGTCATGTTGATGCTCCGTTATTGGGATTTGTTAACAACTATGCATTTACCGAAATATCATCTGATTTCTCGATAAATCTCCCATCATGTACTACCATATACAAGAATGGATTTTACAAGTCGGGCCTTCAAAAAATCTCTTGCACCAACTTGCTTGAAATACAAGATAACGGCTTAAAGGACACAAGACTGAAAGAGATTTTCTTACCGAATGTCAAGACTATTGGCATTGATGGCCTTAACTTATGTCCATACTTGGCCAAGGTGGACATTGGCGGCAATGCAACATCCATTGGCAATTTTGCATTCGGAAACAGCACTTCGTTGGAAACACTCATTGTAAGAGCAACTACACCTCCATCGGCAGGCAGACTTATACTTGAAAATACAGCTATAGATTCAGCTAATGGATTTATCTACGTCCCCGATGCTTCGGTAGACGCATACAAGGCAGCAAGCGGTTGGTCAACATACGCAAGTCGAATCAAACCTTTATCAGAATACGTTGAATCATGAGAATAGAACAAATCATAACATCAAAAATGATAGCTGACGAGGGCAAGGTCTTCGTCAGAAAGTCAGACGGCTACATCGTGGGTGACACCATCACCCTTGGCTACGACTATTATGATGCAGGGTTGCCGAACTCTGCACCACACGCAACGACTCCCGATGACTACGAGGAGACAGACACTCCCGAAAACTGGAAAGGGCGCAACGTCATCCGTCCTGTGCAGATGCTCAAAAGAGCGACTGAAATCTGCAATCAGTACACAGCGGAGATGAACGACATGAACCTTTCGGCAACCGAGGCTCTTGAGGTGCAGTCATGGTATCCGAAGCTCTATGAGACCGAGGGATTCAAGGAGGGAGACACCCTTGCCATGAACACCAAGTTTCAGTACGACGGCAAGCTGTGGGCTGCAAGACAGACCGTAGTGGTCTCGTCAGTCTACACACCGAGCATCGACACGGCTGCCCTCTATGTGGAAGTGACCGAGGACTATGTTGACGGAGTTGAGCAGGGAACTCTTGAGAACCCTATCGCATACGAAGGCAACATGGCTCTTGAGGAGGGCAAGTATTACAGGCAGAATGAGGTGGTGTACCTCTGCACAAGAGACACTGGCAACCCTGTGTATCATGCTCTGAAAGACCTTGTGGGACTTTACGTTGAAGTGGCATGATGAGGATAGGAGAGATAATCGGTAAGTACCTGCCATTTGCATGGTGGGTGCTTATGGCTCTCCTCATGGTCTGCGGAGTGGTTGCGGGTGCGATGGTCAAGGGATTCTTCGGAGTGTCTGCCATCATCGGATGCGTGATTGCCCTTGTCATCTTCGCATGGCAGGCATGGGGTGAGTGGTTGGAAATCGAATAACTAAGTAAGTAACTAAGTAGGCATGGAATTAGGAACAATCATAATCCTCATAGCTGAGTTCTTGCTTGGTGGTGGCATCATCGCAATCGTCACCATCAAGGACAAGAAGACTGCTGCCATCCTCGACAACATGCAGAAGGTCATAGAGGAAGAAAGGGAACTTGCAAAGCAGTACAAGGAGGAAGTCACATCGCTCAAGGAGGAGATGAGGCAGAAGGATGAGTTTATCCGTCATCAGGAGGAATACATCCACGATCAGCACAAGGAGAAGTCAGACCTTCACGAAAGGCTTGACAAGGCCAACAGCAGAGCGGCAGTCAACAAGATATTGAAGTGTCAGAATCTCGGCTGTGACTTGAGGCGTCCTCCCTTGGGAGAGGGTGCTGCGGACACCTTTAAACAGATAAGAATGGGTAATCTAGGAGAAGACTATGGGGAAAGCAATCTACGAAACGAAGGACAGGCAACTGATACCATTAGATGATATTCAGCATGTCAACGCAAGACCTAACGAGGCGGTAAAGCCGGGATATGAGATGCTTACCATTCTCTACAAGGATGGAATGAAGGTCACTATCCCGATGACCGAATACGACAACCTTTACAAGTGTTGGGAGGCAAGAAGGAATGGGAAGCATTAGCAAGCTATCACGAAACTTCGACTGGTCGGAGTTTACCAAGAGTGACACGGCAGCAAGGCTGCACATCAATAATGCGATTACATCATGTGAGGTGAGGGACAACATCAAGGCACTGGTCGATGATGTCCTTCAGCCTCTGCGTGATGCTTGGGGTGGACCTTTGTTCATCAACTCCGGCTACCGATGTCTTGAGCTGAACAAGGCGGTGGGAGGAGTGCCTACAAGTCAGCACGTTTTGGGGCAGGCTTGTGACGTGGGATGCACCGATCCTTTGGCATTGGCAAGACTGGCAAAGAAGATGAAGCTCGATTATGACCAAATGGGCATATACCCTTCCTTCGTCCACTTTAGCTACAAGAAGGAGGGAGGCAATCGCAATCAGATATTCTACGCAAAGAACTACAAAGGACCGAAGAATATTTAGAGGGAATTAGGGGGAGTTTTTAGGAAACTCCCTCTAATTTTATCGTATAGTATATCGTATAGTATATGAAGAAATACATTATTTTACTCGCAATATTAGTCCTTGGCATGGTCATAGGTTGGCTGTGCCGAGGATGCTTTCATGTTGACAAGACTCCGATAGTGCAGAGAGATACACTTGTAAGAGTTGACACCATCAGAGAGGATAATCCGATACTCATAAAGGAGTCGGTCATTGACACGATGCTTGTAGTATTGAGGGACACCATCCGTCTGCGTGACACTCTTTTTCTATCTCTGCCTCTTGAGAAAAAGATATACGGCAATAGTGAATACTATGCCGAGGTCAGCGGATATAGGCCGAATCTTGACTATATAGAGGTCTTTCCGAAGACAAGAGTGGTTACTGAAAGGATCGTGGAGAAGCGGAAGATGAACAGCATTTCTGCCGGAGTGGAGTTAGGCTATATGTCGGCTCTATCTATTCCTATATATCTCGAATATGAAAGAATGTTGCAGAAAAATGTAGGAATCTACGGGCAGATGCTGTATGATTTGAATGCAAGGCAGTTCGGAGTATCTGCCGGAGTGCATCTGCAACTTGAATGGTAGGAAGAATGAGCAACAAGATTTAGTCACATCAGAACGATGTGGCTTTTCTTTTGCTATGCGGTGTCTTGTCAGACAAGTTCTACAATGGGAAAGAATGAAGATTTCAGCAAGGTCATCAAGGTTGTGACCGAACTGACAGATGTGACGGAGAGTGATATTCTTGGAAAGTCAAGAGTTCAGGAAATTGTTGATGCGAGATGGATGGTAATCTATCTTATGAAGGAGAAGGGTTATACTACTCAGCAGATAGTCCCTCTGATGTGCCATCCAGAGCGCACTATCAATCATGCTTACAACAGTTTCATGGATAGGGTTAAATACTCTTTCAATGGCCTTGGCAATATCTTGGCAACAGCACAGCAACAACTGCTTTAGGTGGCAATAACGATGTTGAATCTTTGCAGTGCGGTTGATATTGACCGTAACTGTAAAAATTCAACATTATGGAACCTATTATCAAGGAAACAAAGGTCATTCATGACGACGGTTACAATGGTCGTGGTGACAGATTCCGTGATCCTGCGGCTCGCACTCTCGGAATCATCGGAACCGTTGGTGCAGGTCTCGCACTGCTCGGTAGGGGTGGCATAGGGGCACTGACAAATGGTGGTGGCCCTTCTGTGACAAACAACTACTCCGGTGGAGGATGCGTTGCACCTACCACTTACGAGGTAGCATCTAAGGAGTGTGCAGACATCCTTGCTGTGACCAAGGGGTACTATGACCTTACAATTGCCGGAATGAAGAGCGCAACTGCTGCCCGTGAGGTGGATGTAGCCGAGAAATTCGGTCTCTACAAGGACAACAGGGACAACATCGACTCCGTGAACAACCGCATCAATGCGGAACTCTTCTCGCTCTACAAGTACACCCGTGATAAGGATGACGAGACCAGAGACAAGATTTACGAACTTGCAAAGGATGTCGAGGTGAACACCAAGATCCGTCCTTATCAGGACAAGCTCATCATGTGTGAGATTGGCGAGAAGTTCTCTTGGCTGAAGAACTACATTGATGCGAGACTCTGCAAGGTACCTACTGGTGTCGTAGTACTTCCTACTGACAATCCAGTGACAGGTATTGCAAGTTATTGCTGCGGCAATCGTCCTGCCGCTGATGCAGCAACTCCTGGAGCATAAATTAAAAATGAAGGCATTATGAATGGAAACACTAATATTTTTCTTGGCAACGGCACTGACCCCATACTTGGGAATAGAACCAGTTTTGAAGGTCAGATACAGGAACTTGACCGGGCGATGCAGATGCTTGAACAGCAGAGACAGAACCTTGTCAGCATGCAAAGTGCGCCACATCAACCGCAGGCACAGCAGAGGAGGTCGAATACCCCGATATGGGATGAACTCGATTCGCTCACAGCTCAGATGACTGAGAAGGAGTTTGCGGTAATGGCAGCAAGCGAGGAGTTCCAGGAAAGCGTAAAGGCTATCAATGAACTTGTGCAGGCCACTCAACTGGCGCAGATCCGACCTGTGATAGAGCAGTCACAGCAAGGCAAGGATGCTCTTGAAAGACATCTTACTCTTGTCAAGAGGCTGAAGAAGTCAGCAGAGGCAGAAGTCAACAAGGAACTTGAGGATTTCAAGGAATATACTGAGAAGTATTCAGAAATGCCTTATGCGGAGTATCAGAAGATGAAGAGGTCAAAGAAAGGAGGAAAGAAATGAGGACAAATGACATAAATGCCTTTAAGGGCGAAGTGAAGAATGCCGTTCATGACTGGCTTGGTCACAAGGTTGACCAGATGTTCCCCAACAAGCCGCAGATAAGGGTTGTAGCGAAGAACGCCATCAACAATGGAATGAACCGCATTGACGATAAGATTAACGGGTATGTCGACACTCTCTTTCTCCTTTTCGGAGACGAGTCCGGCACGATTGACTCCACGACCCTCGTGGACGGAGTGGCAGGGCTTCTCGATGAGATGGATTCCTCTGAATTCCCTATCGGTCCTTTCAAGGCTGTTGTCGGCAAGGGAGAGGTTGCGGTGCATTTCCCTCATAATGCCTTCATTGGAATGATTGCAGGAGACCTCGGAGGGATTAAGTTCACTTCGAGTGACATCAAGGAAATGAAGAACTATTTTAATGTGTAAGACTATGGATCAGGAGATGATGCAACTCAAGCACGAACTCAAGGAGGTCGTGGAGAAGGGACAGCATATCTTGCAGAAGATGGAAGGCTCTATGGCTCAGCGCATGTACGGCATGCGAAGCAATCAGGGAGGCTATTCCGGCAATAGCGGAGGATACAATGGTCAGGGCGGCAACTACGGCAACCGTGACAACTGGCAGATGAACCCTATGCAGCAGGGATTCCCGCAGCAGGGGATGTATCCGCAGCAGTTCCCTCAGCAGTATCCTCAGCAGGATATGGTGCAGCAGATGAACCCACTGTGGTTCTTGTAAGTGTAACCGATGGGAGCGGCTTCGGTCGCTCCCTTTTAGATTTAAATGACATGTACGATTATATTCAGACTCCGGCAAAGGAAATGTACCTCGCAGAGAACGATTGGCACTTCAACAAGGCGGCATGCGAGTATGCTCTGAAGTATCTGAAAGACAAGAACGGAAAGCCTATCAAGCCTTATACCAAGGAGGAAGTTGATGAGATGCTGTCAAAGTATGGCGTAACCTTGGAGAAGAACAAGGGATGGGATTATGTGTACTGCGCGAACATGGCAAAAAGTGACATGGATACAAGTCCGTTCTCAGATGAGAAGGCTCATGCCATGTATGTCAAGATACTGATTGACGATCCAGATGCGGCAGACGGAGAGGTGATGGCTTGTTGGTATGTGAAGATGCTCCGCAGGAGGAATCCGATAGATTGGGGGATGTTCCTATGATAACGCATGTGTTCCATATCCATCAGCACGACTGGCTTGTCAAGGCATACATCAACTCTGATGATTCTGATGCCGACCTCATTCTCGGAGAGTTGTGGTCAGTAGGTGCGGATATGGACACAATGCGTGAAGCTTTCCGCAATCTTCGTGGAGGATATAAGAACACCGGGCTGACATACACAAGCAGATGGTACAGGACTACAATCCTTGTGGTAAGCGAGTCCACCTCTGCTGAGGAGTTCTTCAACAGCCTTGTTCATGAGATAAGCCATGCAAAGACTCACATCTGCGAGTATCTTGGGATAGACTTGACATCGGAAGAGGCATCCTACTTCAGTGGTGGTCTTGCAAGGGACTTGTTTCCTCATGTGAAGCATCTTCTCTGTGAGGATTGCCGGAATAAGATTACGGAGTGTCATTGTGAGCATTAGAATACTTATGTGACATGTAACAACAAGCCCTGCTTCGATTCTCATCGAGGCAGGGCTGCTTTCATTAATCCTCCTTTTCTTTTAGTTTGTTAAACAATCTTTCTGCCATTTCCGTCCCCTCGCTGATCGGGTCTGCTGTCTTGCCAACCAGTCTTGTCGCAAACACAAGTGCGGAAAGTCTAATGAAATCAATGTCTGTCATTTGTGTTATTTTGAAACGTCTTTGCTGTTGTAATAGGCATATAGCGTGCCAAAGAGAAAGCTGGTTTATTAATAGTTGTTTCAGAAAGAAGCAAGACCACAAATCCGGGGCATTTGGAAAACTCACATAATTGATTTAATTTTGCAGCATGAGTGGTTCATGCCACTCAATCCTTAAAGTGTTTTGGAGAGCCCGCCGCGAAGGTGCGTTCTCCTTCTTTTTTGCAAATGTTGCCCGTATGTTGCCCGATTTTTTCGGGAGTAAACATCTAACAACTTGATACATAGCACCATAGCACTCATAACCATTCAGATTGTGGTTCTGAATGTCGTGGGTTCGAATCCCACTGGGCACCCTCAAAATAAACGGCCTCAGAGGCCTCTGCAAGGGACTTTCGAAAAGAGAGTCCCTTTTTCTTTTGCAAAATAATACAAATTTTGTCTAATTTTGTTTTCAAATGTTGCCCGTATGTTGCCCGAAAAATAAAGCACTTTAAGATATATGTCAACACCTACCTTCACCCCTTTTGTCTATGCCGACCAGAAGCGAAAGGACGGCACCTATAATATAAAGATCAGGATAGTGTTCAAGAGGCAGAACCGGAAGATCGCGACCGGCATATTCGCGCACCCGTCGGAGCTGACCAGGAGCCTCAAGCCGAAGGATGCGGTCCTGAAAAACAAGATCCAGGCGGAGATCCTGAGGATACAGGATGCGGTAAGCGAGATATCGACATTCTCTCTCCGGCAGATGGATATCGCGCAGCTTGTGGAGCACATCACCAGCCGCCTGGCCGATGAGGGCGAGTTCCGGCTTAACTTCATGGAATACTGGGAGGATGTCGTCAGGCGCACCAAGACCGGCAAGCCCCTGGCGAACTATCTCTCGGCGCTCAGATCCTTCCGTTCATTCTGCGGCAAGGACATCCATATATCCGATGTGACATACAACCTGCTCACCGGCTATGAGGCCTACCTTGTGAAGACGCACGGCGCCAAGGCGAGGGCGGTATCGCTGTACACGTCAGCTGTACGGTATGTGTTCACGCAGGCAAGGCTGGAGTTCAACGACTATGACAAGAACATCATGAGGATACCGCACAATCCGTTCGAGCGTTACCGGTGCCCGAAGCAGGTGAAGGCGGCGCACAGGAACATCGAGCTGGAGCTGATACAGCAGATGATCCTGAGGCGTGCGGAGCTGGAGGGGAGGATGAGGCTCGCGGTGGATGTATACCTGATCTCGTTCGCGCTGATGGGGATGAACGCACCGGACCTGTATGACTGCAAGCCGGCGAAGAATGGCATCATAACATACAACAGGACCAAGACCAGAGACCGGCGCGACGACGGCGCCCTGCACATGGTGAGAATAGAGCCTCAGGCGGCAGGGATCATCGGGGAATACTCGGACCGGACAGGGAAGAAGCAGTTCAGCTTCCGGCACAGATACTGTAAGTACACCGAGCTGAGCCGGGCGGTCAACATCGGGCTGAAAGAGTATTGCGAAAAATACGGTCTTGACAAATTCACCCTGTACTCGGCAAGGCACAGCTGGGCTACAATAGCGAGGAATCAGTGCGGCGTAGACATGGGCACCATAGGCAAGTGTCTCTGCCACGTGAGCAGGACGCACGTCCAGGAGGATACCTACGTCAACTTTGACTGGGAGGAAATGTGGAAGGCGAACGCCAAGGTCCTGGAGCTCTTTGAGTGGGGAAATTGACACGATGCTTGACAGCTGATCAAGAGCTTCGCAGAGATGAGCGAAAGATAGTTTGGCACGACGATTGGTAAGGGCATCCGATAGAGGGTGCCCTTTTTTATGCGGTTTTGGGTTTTTCCATTTGGAAATATAAAAATAAAGCGTACCTTTGTGCTTACATTATAAACACTTTTAAGGATTATGGAACATATCAATCAGGTCCACATCGTGGGACGTGTCGGCAATGTGAGAAGCTCACAGGTCGGCGAATCTAACGTAGCCAACTTCTCTGTGGTTACGGAACTCTTCTACAAGACAAAGGACGGATCTGCCTCCGTTGAAAGCACCTGGCACAACGTGGTGGCATGGGAAGGCCGCGGCATCCCTAACCTTCTCCCGCTCGAGAAGGGCGTGCTCGTGGATATTCGCGGAAGACTCAGGCAGGTCGAGTACACCGGAACAGACGGCCTTAAGAAATCTTTCTACGAGGTCGTGGCAAACAGGATGTCTTTCCCTGAAGAAGAGAATCATTATGACTAACGCTGATATTGTAGACGTATGGCTGAAGCATCGTAGCATGAAGCTGTCGGACGGCAAGCGGGATTACAATCTCCCGCTCATGCCTTTCTTCATCATGGATGTGGTCTATCAGATATACTGCAAGGACATCAAGGACTACCCGTGCAGGTTCCAGCTGGCCAAGGCGAAAAACAAGTGGCGCAATGACTACGATGAATTCAACAGGGAGTTCTTCCGTCCCTTCAATGCGGATCAGACCGAATATATCGGCGAACAGATGGATAAGTTCGGTGACTACATCCGCAACCATGTCGTTATGCTGAAGTCGTGCGCGATGGAGCTGATGGGTGACTCGCAGGATTTTGACGACAAGAAAGTGCTGGCATCGGTAGCTGTGTGCAATGTACTTGCACAGGCGGCATAGCATCTCCATTACGACATGTACAAGAGACGCGATTGCACAGGGCAGCTTGTCGGAGAGGTCAATGTTTATATCGAAGGAGTCAAGAAGGCCACCTACGACTTTGCACATTCCTTTGTAAGGGGGACTCAGAACATAGTGACCCTCACGGACTCAAGCAGATTCATGAACATGATAGACAGCCTGTGCCGCAAGATAGTGCAATTCTTAAAGGACAATCAGCATGAGACCAACACTTGATGAAATATTGTCAGCATCCCTTGAAGCGTTGGGATATGACAGGAAGTATTGGAAGAGCGTGAAGGACAGGAAGCTGCCGGATGCCGTCAAGATCAAGCAGTTCGTCACATACCTCGGATATGAGATTGAGGGCTATCCGATGACAAGGATAGGTGCTTTCCTCGGGCTGTCTCACGCAACAATCAGCAGCCATTATCATAACGCCAAGTTCTTCCTTAAACACGAACAGGACTACAGGGAGGCAATGGACAATGCCCTGGAGATCATCGACAGGCTGAAGGGAGTGCAGAGGAATGTGACCATCAGGGGATGGGTTGCGAGAGACAAGGACGGAAGCGTATTCTTCTATGAAGAAAAGCCACATCGCGGCGAGAATGGCAGATGGTTGACATACGGGTACCATGCCTATGGATATGTTACGGATGAAATGTTCCCTGAGGTTACCTGGGAATCAGAACCGCAGGAAGCGGAGATAACGATTAAACTGAAGTAATATGATTTGGAAGATAAATGACATCATCTTTGTAACAAGCAAGGCCGATAAGTATGGGGAAACGCTTCTTGCTGAGCATAATGGTCAGAGGTATCGCATAAAGATAGACAAGACCATGATGCCATATTACTATGAAGTGTTCTGGCATTACTATGAAGGCGAGAGGGATTTGCACAAAAACCTCTTCGCATCTTCACGAAGATCGAGGATAGAGGAATGGGTGACTGCAAATCTCAAATGACATGACACTGACAACAATTAAATCTTTTAGCATGAATCCACCAGAGAACAAATTCGCTCCGATAGTCCTTACGGACAAGCAGCTGGCATGGCTTGACAGGCATTTCAAGCACACCAAGAACGAGGATATTGCAAGACATCTGGACATATCTCCCCGATCGGTCAATAGGATCGCAAAGAAAAGAGGGCTGAAGAAGTCCAGTCAGTTCATAAGAAAGTGTCAGCTGGCGGCAGCCGAGAAGGCCAACTTGTCCAACCGCATCAACGGCACATATCCTCCGAAGGGGTATAAGATACCCAATCGCGAGAAATACCATTTCCGTAAGGGCGAGAAGCCGGTCGACAGACTTGGCGCCAAACGTGAGGCCGAGAGAGTCGCCAAAAGCGTCGAATCCAGGCGGAAGACTTTCAGGCTGGAAAGAGCGAGGGCTCTTTATGGCCTCCCAAGAGAAACCAAGCTCAACGTAGTCAGGAGGCCGAGGAAGCAGATCCAGATGAGGTACGAGCTGAAAAGGCGAGGGTACATCATAGAGAGAGGCGGGTTCGTGGCCTATTACGACAAGAACACAAGAAGACATCTGGCTTTTGAAGCGAAGCCGATGACAGGATTTACATTTAAAGCAGTTTGACATGAGTCTGAATAAAGCAATTATAATCGGTCACGTCGGCCAGGACCCTGAGATCCGCTATGTCGGACAGGCCGGCGACACCAGCAACAAGGTGGCGACATTCCGTCTTGCCACCACCGAGAAATACCGAGACCGCAACGGCGAGGTCAAGGAGAACACCGAATGGCACAGCATCGTGGCATGGAGGAGCAACGCCGACATCATCGAGAAGTACGTCAAGAAAGGTCAGCAGCTCTTCGTCGAGGGACGTCTGAAGACCAGGAGCTGGCAGGATCAGAACGGGGTGACACGCTATCAGACTGACGTGATCGCGGACAGGCTCGAGATGCTCGGCCGTCCGAAGGAGTCTACTTCCGCAGCTGCAAGGCAGCAGTCTGTCGCAGGACCGGAGGATATGCCGGACGGTGATCTTCCATTCTAAATCATATAGTCATGAAAGCAACAGGAGGAGATAATATGAGAAAGTTAAGGTTATGCGTATGCAAGAAGCTCCGCAAGTTCTTGGACTCCGACGGAGATTGGGATGGAGTATATGATGAGAGCTATGAGTACATCATCTACGATGAAGAGGGAATTGAGGTGGCAGGATGGGATGGGTATGGTACTGAAGAGGAAGCGAGGAGAGCCGGAGAAATGAGGTTAAACGAATTGAACAAGAGGTATGAAAGCCAAAATTAAAGCAACGGGCGAGATTGTCCATGTGGGAGATTATAATACGATTCATCACGATCCGATGTACAAGAATGAGAGGACAGGGCCGTGGATATTGGAAGAACTTGACTTTACCGAGACTCCCGACTACTGGACTCGCCTTGAGCATCAGTACGCAGGAATGGCGATGCAGGGGATGATGGCACATACCAATATAGACTACGATGAGATAGTGGATTTATGCGTTGAGTTCGCCCACGCCCTCGTGGAGAAGATGAAGGAGGAAATGAAATGAAATTCAATAGTCAGATATGCACAACGAGGGAGCAATCGGAGCGGTTGCTCTCCCTCGGATTGAAGAAGGAGACTGCGGATATGGTGTATATGCCTTTTTATCGTAAAGGTATCATAATAGATTATAGTGCTCCCCATAGTCTACTTAATCAAGACTATTTTAAGGACTTTTCGGATGATATTCCTGCTTGGAGTCTGCACAGGCTGATTGAGATGATGCCAAAGAATATAGCAATAGACGGAGATACTGCATATCCGTTGCAGATTCAAAAAAGAAGTGATGGCAAATGGTGTGTAGGTTATCAAGGTTGGTATGACTGCGTAGGAGACCTATACGATAGTGTAATATGGATTTATCAACTACTAATAAGCGAGGGTTATTTAGATGAATTTTGCAATAAAGGTTAAGGGCTCTAAGATAGAGCATATTGTTTCAGCCGACAATATAGTTAATGCTCTTAATAAGTTCTTGTCGTTTGGTAATTACTTGGCAAAGGATATACGGAGCATAAAGGAGAGAAATATTGGCTAATCAAGGAAGGGTATTTTAACAAGGAGTATTTGGTATGAGAAAGAAAGAAATAGAAAAGGCATCTATTTGTCAGTATCAAATCATAGGTACTATTGGAGAGCAGGAAGCATTCAAGAATGGATTTGTGAAGGGTGCTGAATGGGCTGACAAGACTATAGTTGATAAATTGCGTGAGTTGAAAAGTGACTATGAAAAGGACTTGGATGCTGAGCCGAGGGTGTACGAAAGAGCCATTCAACTATGTGCAAAGATTTCGCTGATAGAGAGACTTATTCTTGAGTTAAAGGAGGAATAGTATGAAGATGTGGATAGCAAGAGATAAGCATGGGGAAATATACCTATACTCCACGAAGCCAAAGAAATATGAATATGTCTTTGACGCTGATAATTGGTGGCAGATAGACCAAAGCCTTTTCCCCGAAGTAACCTTCGAGAACTCACCGCAGGAAGTTGAACTTAAATTGATTGAGAAATGATACTAATAACAATCAGCATCATTGCTGCAACAGTAATTTACTTGACCTATAACGCTATTTGTTTGGCCTTATTCGGCATTCCAGAGTCACTGAGTAATACCTACTACCTTTGGAAAGAGCATAACGGGAAAGGATGGCTATTCTGCCTTATGATGTATGCGGTAGTCGCACTCATGATGCCCGCTTGGATAACGATGTCGGAAGGCTCGGACTTCCAGTTCTTGGCCTTCCTTGCACCAGCAGCCATCGCATTCGTTGGAACTGCACCGAGATTCAAGTCGGATGACCTTGAGAACAAGGTACACTCAATCTCGGCAGTCATCGCAGCAGCATGCTCCCTTGCATGGGTGGCATTGGTGACTCCGTATTGGTGGACAATTCTGATCTGGTTCGGACTGATAGCACTTGCATCCATCCTGACAAGCTCCTACAAGAAGGCTCTTGTCTACTGGCTTGAGACCATCGCATTCGGAGCGACATTCACATCAGCAATAATGTATTCGTTATGAGACAAGAAGATTGGATAAAGGTCAGCGATAGACTGCCGGAATGCACATTCGGTGACAGGGAAACAATGCATTATTCGCGTAGTGTTCTTGTGGCTATGAGATGGATTAACGGATGTTCATCATACTGGGTAATAAGAATTGCTTGCTATGATAAACTCCTTGACCAATGGCTTGACCACAACGAAGTGCCTTATGAGAATGTAGAATATTGGATGCCGATAGAGTTACCAGAGGAGGAGTGATATGAAAAAGACATTCGTAATAACAGTTGAATACCCCGATTGCGATTTTATCCAAACTGATGAAATTGCAGAGGTGCTTCACGAAAAGATGGATAGCATTGGGGATTATCTTGATGCGAACATTATGGACGGAGAGAAGGGTAGGCTAATAACAAAGGTATGGCATTTTAGTGAAATGAAAAGACCAAAGGAGGACTAGTTATGACTATAGAAAAAGCGCAAGAGATAAGCAAGCTTTTGGATGAGAAAGAATGCTTGGAGATGGCAGTAAACAAGCTTGATGATTATTTGAGAATAAGGGTTGAAATAGGCATTGATAACCCTAGTCCGTGCTCTGCTTGGGTGCGAAACTATACGGGAGAATTTATGACAAAAGATGTTATAGGGAGAATGGAGGCGAGAATAGCTGAAATTGACAAGGTGATAAGCGAAATATAGGGAGGAGTGATTATGGAGAATTGGAAAGAGATAAGAAGGGATAAGGATGGTTTCACCACCGATGAGTGTATGAGTGAGATGTATGCGATGCTTCCAATAGCGGTCTTGCACAAAGGGTTATATGCCCTTGATTTAGTCTGCAAAGACAACTGGAGTGATGCGGTCTCAGACCTATTCGGAAAGACTTATCTGACACATTACTGCACGATACCAGAGTTACCAGAGTTACCAGAGGAGGAATGAAGACATGAATAGAAATGAATTCATACAGTGCTGGACCTGCGTCCACCTGCTGTACGACATGTCCCTGGGATATGTCTGTCCAGAGACCGGCAGATCATTCGCCGGAAGGTACGACACTGTAAAGCCAACAGACTGCGAGTTATGGAAAAGGGGATGAAGAAGGCAGGCCGCCCGCCAGGAAGGCGCAAGCGCAGGAACGTGACGTTCATGATCAGCGACGAGGCCTACGACGCATACAGGAAGATCAAGGATTCCGGACGGAAGGTCACTCCCCTTCTGGAGTCCGTGCTCATACAGAAAAAAGAGGGTTAGTCGCCCTCTTTTTCGTTTTCATAGAAGTCTCCCACGCCGAGCAGCAGCCACGAGGCGCTCACGCCGTAGTCCTGCACCAGGTATGTAAGCCAGCACGGCTGGAAGATGTTGCTCTCGTAGTTGTCGGAAAGAGTCAGGAGGTTCCATCTGTTGATGTCGTAGCGGCGGGTGAATGTCTGGATTCCTCGGATCTTCCTGTCCGCCTTGAGCTTGTCAAGAGCCTCGAAGAAGCGCCCGACGATGATCTGGCTGTCGGGATTATTCATGCCTCTGCGACCTCCTCATCGCCTCGCCTATCCTCTGCCCGAGTTCAGCTTCCTTTTCCTTTATCTTCTCATTCCACCGGCCCTCCTGCTCCGCGGTCACCGGCACCGCCCTATGGACATGCGCGTCTATCTCCTCCGCCGTCATTACGCGGATGTAGCGGTCAAGCCCGGCAAGCCGCATCAGTTCCCTCTTGAGCGGGTCATATTCGAGCTCATACATGTCGCCCGACCCGAGTATCAGCCAGCGGGCCGATATGTCGGGAAACGCCTCGAGGATGGCCGTCACGGGCTTTATGCCGATGGCCCCCGTCAGCAGGCTGTTCAGGTACTGCGGCGACCATCCGAGGATGCGTCCGAACTGGGACCTGTTGCCGTTGGCCTTCACGGCTATGAGATGGTTCAGTCTTGACTGCATTTCTGGGTAAGCTGCTTGATTTTATCCTCGTGATACATGACCTTGGCCATGATTGTCTTCCTGTATGACTCAGGGCTGTCTCCGGTGACCGACTGGCGCAGCAGGCCGATGGCGATGCGGTGCCATCTGACCGCTTCTTCTCCAAGTCCTCCGGCCTCATACAGGGCGGCGGTCCTGCACACATTGTCGTAGTCAAACGGGGCTACCTGGTGACGGATCTTGCGGACATCCACGCAGAGGCGGATAGAAAGGAAAGTGAAGAGTATGCTCGCGGCAATCAAAAGGATGATGTAGATTGTGTACATAATATTTGTTTTAGTGTTTATTTTCTTTTGATGCAGAATCCTTTGACGTGATACTCATATCCGATATAGTTGTGTCCTGAGTAGGTTCTTACTATCTCTTTGTAGGTTATAGAGAAGTTGGAGATTGCGTCAGCTCCCATATTTACAGCTTGTTTGACAGCCATGTTGACTATTTCGTCCGAGGAGATTGTTTCAAATCCATAGGTGTACCATAGTTCTCCGTATTTCTCTTCTGCTGTTTCTTCAAAAGCGGGTGTTATATGCATGTCTATTTCTCCGATACTTTCATAATCGCCGTGATAAGGTTGCGGAGTAATTAGGAATCCTGCTTGCGAGTATGCTGTGTAATCTGATACATAGGTGTAAACTTTCCTTTCTGTAGGTTTTATGGTAGCGCAACTTGTGATTGCCACTAATGCTGCTATGATTGCTATTCTTTTCATTGTTGAATCCTCCTAATATATTCCAAATATTTTCTTCTCCCATTGAGTGTTTGGCACGATACTTAGTAACACAGAAATTGTAAAGTACTACACAGAATTTGTTATGCAGAACTTCTCTACAATTTCACGCGTTTCAGACTGCATCGGCATCGGAATAGCTGACGGCATTGGTGGCACATCCCCTTTTACGTGTATCGAGTTCGTCGAGGAGTTCTTCGATTCGCTCGTCCTTGTTCTTCACAATTTGTATGAGCGTTTCAATGTCTTTTCTCTGCGATTCGACGAGGAAGAGGAGCTTGTCTACCATACCCTTTTCCTCTGGCTTTTCTTCCGTAGGATTCTGAGGCTGATTTTCTGAGACATTCTCTTTAGATGCCCCCAATAATATAGAAGTATCCCATCCAAAAGGGTTGTTAATTAGTTTACTTAGGTTTTCGTTTGAGAGCTGCCTTTGTCCACTAATTACGAGGGATATGTACCCTTTAGATACCCCAAGATACTCAACGAGCTCTCTTTGCTTTATGTTCTGCTCAAACATAAACCGCTTTAAATCAATAGTTTGCATATCTCTTAGAAAATAAGTTTACGTTTTTAATGAAAATAGTTTACAATTTTCTTGCATGGTATTGAAAACTTGTTTACCTTTGCAAAGTCATTCGGTACAACGGTGGCGAATATGAGAAAAGAATTTTAATAAAACAAACACTTTAAGGATTTTTATTATGGAAATGTCGGAAGGAAAGAAGCTGGAATGCGGGATGCTCCAGGATCTTCACGGGCTCAACGGCTATTTTACCGAGTCGTTTACGAAGGAGGACGTCGAGCAGATGAAGAAGAACATCGAGAACGACTTTGACCTGCTCTGCGGCACATCGAGAGACAAGTCGGTCGAGATCCGCGCATACAAGGAGCGCGTGCACGAGCTGGACGCCCGCGTGAGAGAACTCGAGACATCTATACAAATAGTTGAGAATAAATTGAAAAATTGCGAAGCCGAGAAGGATTCTTTGGCAGACGCTTTGAAATCGGCGGAAAAGCGCATAGACGAGCTTGCCTGCGAGCTCATAAAGGCTCACATCAGAGGCGGAGAGGAGCTCGGGGAGTTCGAAAAGGCATGGCTGCTTACCGCGCTTTCGTAATGGTTTAATCAGAGCTGCAAGGCTCACAACATAACGGATATGACAATAGCAACACTGGAGAAGAAGCTGGCTCAGGTCAAGGAACTTGAGGTCAAGCATGAGGAGATTGCGGCGAGGTACAGGGAGGCGCTTGAGCGTTACTCCGCATTCTCTTCCTATGAGATTGCGGCGGCCATCGCCGAGGAGTATGGTATGACGACCGAGGGCGTGAGGTATGTGCTCACCAAGAAGGGTCTGTACCGGAAGAGCAACAGGCGGGGAAGGAGGAGGACGTCATGACAACCCTGGGCACAAGGGCCGAGATCATCCGCAGGGAGATCGAGCTCATCACGACATCGCTCGCCGGGATAATCAACCCCAAGGCGGACCTCATATCGCAGAGGGAGGCGGGAAAGTGCTACGGCGCCGCATGGCTCAGGGCCAACACCGAGAACGGCAACCTCCAGTGCTGGTCATCGGGAGCCGGCAAGAACGCCAAGAAGACATACTCAAGGACACAGATCGCGTGCCTCAGGGCTGCCGAAGCAGAGAACCTGGACAAGGTCACGCTGAATATAAAGAAAACACTTTAACTCCAAAACACTTAAGGAAATGGAAGAATCTATGGTAAGCAAGACCCTGATCAAGGTCATAGGCATCGGAGCCAGCATCATGCTGACGGTTTTTGCCGGGCTCTTCGCCATGTGCTCGTTGTGTTGCACAATAACGTCAATCGTCGACAAGGACATCTTCTCGGTCATTCTCGCGGCATTCTGCGGATTCGTCGCATGGATCATCTGGTCGGTCCGTAAAGATACACTGGTATGAGCTGTTCGGTATGCGCAGGCTATTCATCCTACAACTGCCCGGTATGCGGAGAGGAGGTAAGGATGACCGAATGCCCTGACTGCGAGGGAGGGGGTGCCGAATACTTCGCCTTCGACACAAGGCAGAGGGTGTTCAAGAAGGTCACGGAACTGGCGTACATGATCCTTCCGCCTGATGAGGATGAAGCGAAGGACATGGGAATGAGATGGTGTCAGGGATGCGTGGAGAGATGCCCTACATGCAGAGGGACCGGACAGGTCCCGGAGGACTGATTCAATCGGAGGCATGACTATAAACCGTTGTATATTCAGAGTTTTGTTGTTAAGGGGTAGCCTCCGCCCCAACCAAACGGCAGGTGCAGATGCCGGTTATAATCTATAAGGTTTAACATGTTCGGTTATTTTATGCGAGGGAGTCTGCACACTCCCGAAAAATACGGTCAGAAAACGGTGCGATAATAATAAGCCGCATCATCCGCGAAACCGCACGGAAATGCCCCACGCCGGAATTCAGCAAATCCGTGTTGCTCCAGAGGACTGGGAGTGCTTTGCGGGGAGGATTACCCCGTCTGACCGCCACAAACGCAGCGATGCGCAGATTCGTTTCATTCATAGTAATGTGGTTAAACAATTTTAGTACACGCAAAGGCCGGAAGAGTTCTTACCAAGCTGCTGACGAGTCCCCGGTCGCAGACTCAGCAACGCGCTAATCCACCGCCGTGAGGCGTTACAGAAACACAAGGCAATTAGTTTTAGTTGTTTTAACAAGTCAACAGGGGTGCAAGCGCACCCCACCTGCCCGGAAAGCTGCTGGAGCATCGTCCGACGTGAAAGCTAATACACCGATGGATGACAGGGTGGTTCGAGACCATCTCCGGGTACCAGGCTAAGCCCGAGGCTGACAGAGAGGGCAATAATAATCAGTAATTCACTTCAACATGGAGAACAACAATCTTCCGCAGGCCCAGAGGCCTGCCATGTCGCCGCTGAAGGCATTCAACGCGACGCTCACAAACGCAAGGACCCAGGACTACCTCCAGCAGGTCCTCGGAGCCAAGAAGGCTTCGTTCGTAAACAACATCACTGCACTGGTTGCGAACAGCACCGCGCTCCAGGCGTGCGAGCCGATGAGCCTCATCTACGCGTGCATCAAGGCTACGGCGCTGGACCTTCCGCTTGACCAGAATCTCGGAATGGCGCACGTGATCCCCTACAAGAACGGCAAGACCGGCAAGCAGGAGGCCCAGCTCCAGCTCGGATACAGGGCGTTCATCCAGCTCGCCATCCGTTCCGGCCAGTTCCAGACCATCAACGTCAGCGACGTGCGCGAGGGCGAGATCGTCGACGAGGACATCATCAGCGGCGAGATCAAGATCAGGAGGGCGCCGAACCGCCTGGAGCTTCCAATCGTGGGATACGTCTCTTTCTTCTCGCTGACCAACGGATTCCGCAAGATGCTCTACATGACCGTGGACGAGATGGAGGCGCACGGCAAGAGATACTCGCAGACCTACGCGTCAAGCAAGGACTACATCCGCAACAGCTCGAAGTGGTCGACCGACTTCGACGCCATGGCCAAGAAGACGGCCATCAAGCTGCTCCTGAGCAAGTACGCTCCGCTTTCGGTGGAGATGAGGGACGCCGTAAGGGTGGACCAGGCCGTGATCAACGAGAGCGGCGATGTGGAGAGGTATCCCGACAACGCGGACGACGTACAGTACCAGGAGGACGCGCACGAGGAGGCGAGGGCCAAGGCCAGCGAGGTCAGGGAGGCCATCACGAGGGCGCAGGCCGGTGCGGGCATGTTCCCGGACGAACAGTAGCATTCACTTTTAAGGATTGAGAGGTATGGCACAGATACTTAAATTCAAGGACAGGAGCGAATGGCTCGACGCACGCAAGGGTGGAATAGGCGCATCGGAGGTGGGCACCATCCTCGGAATCAACCCGTTTTCCACACCGTACCAGCTCTGGAGGCTGAAGATGGGCATAGACCCTCCAAAGGAGGAGAACTTCGCCATGAGGGCGGGACACTACCTCGAGGATGCGGTAGCCCGCTTCTACGCGGACGAGACCGGAGCGCACATCATTCAGGCGAGCGCGGAGGACTTCATGTATGTCAACAAGGACAAGCCGTTCATGAGGGTGTCTCCGGACAGGACATACTGGGAGCAGGGCGTGAGGAAGAGCGAGGCGAACAAGAGGATCCTGGAGTGCAAGACCACGCAGAGGAGCGTGACGGAGGACAGCGTGCCGCAGCACTGGTTCGTACAGCTGCAGATGAACCTCGGAGTGTCCGGCAAGGAGCTGGGCGCACTGGCATGGCTCATCCAGGGCCGAGAGTTCGGGTTCAAGCATTACGCGCTTGACAGGGAGTTCTTCGCATTCCTGGAGGAGCAGGTGGAGAGGTTCTGGACCGACAACATCATCGGCGGAAAGGAGCCGCTTCCGTACACAGTGGACGACGTGATGCTCAAGTATCCCCGCCACATCGAGGGCAAGTGCATCCAGGCGGGCGAGGATATCCTCAGGAACGTGGAGAGGCTGAAGGAGGTGAGGGACGAGCTCAAGAGGTTCAACGACGAGAAGGACAGCCTTGAGGACTCCCTGAAGATGTCGATGCTTGACGCGGAGCTGCTCATGGACGGCGACAGGGTCGTGGCCACGTGGAAGACCGCGAAGGACACCCAGAAGTTCAATGCCAAGAGGTTTGCGGCCGAGAATCCGGAGCTCGCGAAGGCTTACATCGAGACATCGGCAGGTTCCCGCAGATTCACACTGAAATAGGCGTTTTCCGGCCGTTTTCCCTCCCGGATGATAAATTCCCCGTCCGCAGGGGAGAACGGCCCGAAAACAAGGCAATCAAGCGTAAAACTGACCAATATATGTGTGGATGGATAAAGATACATAGGGATATCGTCAATCATTGGATCTATCAGGATGCTGTAAAGTTCCAGTGGTGGATAGATCTCATAATGATGGCCTCATGGGAGGAGAGCAAGGTGCTTGTCGGCAATCAGCTCGTGACTCTTCAGAGGGGTCAGCTGATCGGCAGCTATGCCTCGCTGGCAAAGAAATGGGGCGTAAGCAGGGACAAGGTCATGGCATTCCTCGGATTGCTTCAAAGGGATAGCATGATACACAAGGCTACCCAACACAATGTGTCCATTGTAACTATCTGTAATTATGAGAGTTACCAAGACAACGACAGCGAGCAATCCAACACCTTTGCCAACACCTTTGCCAACACCCCACCATATACCTTGCCTACACAAATTAAAGAAGTTAAAGAAATTATTAATAATAATAATAATATCTCTACCACGCGTACGCGCGAGACCGTGAGGGACTATGCCGCGAGATATGTGAGCGAGGGCATATGGATCCCGATGGCGTGTCAGAAGACGCACAGGAAGAAGGAGGTGGTGCTGGCATGGCTCGACGAGTTCGTGATGATGCTCGAGCACAATGAGGAGCAGAAGGCGGATTTCAAGGACTTCAAGGACCACTTCTGGAATCACATCGGAAGACGCGCGGAGCTGGAGAGGCAAGCTGAAAGGAAGACAGGAGATGGAAGCGACAAGAGACAACAGGACACTGATAGACGCAGAGGCGTTCCGGCAGTGGCTCGCACGCGAGAAGAGTATCAGAAGCCTTTTTAGGTGGAAGATCAGCCCGGAGGACGCCTACATGATGCTCACGTCAGCCTACGCGAGGGAGGTCCAGATAAGAGGCGGACATCCAAGGAACGAGAGGCAGGTGCTGGACAATCTCAGGAGCATTGCGGAGTTCATGACGGGCGACACGAGCTGGAAGACCGGCATACTGCTCTGCGGGAACTGCGGGAACGGAAAGACGACTGCAATGGCGGCGTTCTTCACTGTCTCGGAGTACCTCAGGAGGCTCGAGGGTCCGGCGGCAAGCGGAAGGTTCGCGGAGGTGGTGTCGGCAAGGAAGGTGGCGCAGATGGCCAAGGAGGAGAACGGCCTGGCCCATTACAAGGGCGTGGCTGTCCTCGGGCTTGACGACATGGGGCTGGAGGCGACGGACGTGCTCGACTACGGCAACATACTCAATCCGGTGATCGAGGTCATCGAGGAGAGGTACAGAAGACAGAACTTCACGTTCGTGACGACCAACATAACGCCTCCGGAAGTGAGGAAGAAGTACGGTGACAGGGTCGCCGACAGGTTCAACGAGATGATGAAGGTCATCGTGTTCGACAATTCATCGTTCCGAAAATGACGCTGTCGGACAAGGAGGTCGCCCGGATCAGGGATGCCGTGGCGAAGCTCAACAGGGTGGGAAACTGCCCGCGAAAAAACCAGGTGTATAACATTGCCCGCGACATCTCGCTCATACTGATGAGGGCGGAGAGGCGGGAAAAAGGAAGACTGCTATGAAAGTGACATTGTACAAGTGCCAGATCGGCGAGAGGTATGATAGAATTTAATTTTCCGGACGCTCCGCAATGGCACGATTTTGATAAGTGCGGGATTGCGGAGCGGCTTACAACACTGACTTAGAACAAGAAGAAATGGAACTGAAGGTAAAAGTTAAGAGACTGAGGGATGATGCGGTGATACCGTTCTACGCGCATCCGAGCGATGCGGGCATGGATCTGACGGCGGTAACGATGAGTCTGGATGACGGTGGGATAATAACCTACGGCTTCGGCCTTGCGTTCGAGATCCCGGAGGGACATGTGGGGCTGATATTCCCGCGGAGCTCGGTGTACAGGAAGAGCCTGGACCTCACGAACTGCGTCGGGGTGATAGACAGCGGGTACAGGGGCGAGGTGAGCGCCAAGTTCAGGATAACGCCCGGCTCCCGTTCGAAGATGTACGGGATCGGCGAGAGGGTGGCGCAGATGATCATCCTTCCCTACCCCAAGGTGCATCTCGTGGAGACCGAGGCGCTGAAGGATTCCGACAGGGGCGCCGGAGGATACGGATCAAGCGGAGACTGACGACTGTAAACAAAAGATACGATGGAAAAGCAGCAGAAGAAGAGCCGGCAGCCCTACAAGTGGGGCGCCAAGGAGTTCCTCACCGGGATGGGCATTCTCGAGACAAGGGTCATTCCCTCGTCTCTGAACTTCAGGAGCCTGATATATATGGCCAATGCGCTGAAGAAGGATGTGGGCATGCAATTCGCGCAGACATCGCGCGGCGGCGTGCATTACATAACGCGTCTGCCGGACATCGTGGAGGAGAAAGGGAAATGATGACGAGGTATGATTATGTTCTGGGGATAGACCCGGACTGCGACAGGAGCGGAGTGGCGCTGCTGAGGCCTTCGGGACGCGAATTCGAGCTGCTGACCACGATGACGTTCACGGATCTGCTGGAGGAGCTGCAATCGCTGAAGGAGAGATCCGCCGCCGAGGGATTCACGATCAAGGTGGTGATAGAGGCGAGCTGGAGGGAGAAGACGAACTGGCACGTCCAGTCGGGCAGGAGCAAGGCCGCCTGCGGGGAGATAGGCCACAGGGTCGGACGCAACCATGAGGCGGGCATCAAGATCTTGGAGATATGCCGGTGGCTCGGCCTGCCGGTGGAGGAGAAGCTGCCGCTAAAGAAAGTGTGGCGCACCAGGGACGGGAAGATATCTCACAAAGAGCTGGTCTGCTTCACCAGGATATCCAGAGGGCGTACAAACCAGGAGGAGAGGGACGCCGCGCTGCTTGCATGGGACTATGCCGGACTGCCTATGTTCATGAAATTATAAACTATCTGTCAGCATCGTGCACGTGCTTTGCCGAATGTTGCTATATTTGCAATGCCTACCGTAATTTTTCATTAAATTCGCATAACTATGGGAAAATCAGCGGGAAGCGTGCGCAAGACCGGAGGATTCGCGAAGGGTGACGCAACCTTCAAGGGCACCGTCGGCGAACTCAGGGGACTCGCCACCATGGCGCACAAGGATGTGTACAGGGAGGTCAAGAGCGCAATAAGCAGATATCACTCGGTACTCGGCGTAAGGCAGAGGGAAGTCAAGCTGGGAGACCTGCCGGACAGCTACAACGGAGTCCATCTCACCGGCAAGGCGGACGGAAAGAGCCATCAGATAGTACTCAACGCAAAGGTGTTCGACATGAAGAAGTCGGAGATCGTGGCCAGGACCAAGAAGGCCTATGAGACGGGATGGTCGACGAAGACGAACAAGCCTATAGCCCACACAGTGACGCATGAGCTCGCTCACGCCACATGGAACTCGCACCTGAAGGGAAAGGCGCAGAAGGCGGCCGGAAAGGAGATCCAGCAGGTGTACAAGGAGTGGAGAAAGAAGAAGAGGGCGGGATACGGAGACTACTCGCAGACCAATGTGAACGAGTTCTTCGCCGAGGCCATCACCAAGAGGGTGCACGGCAAGAAGGACAAGTGGAACAAGGCCCTCTACAGCATCGTGAAGAAATATAATCTATAACATAAAAAACCTACCACTATGGACAAGATTGAATTGACAGCTACGGAACTGAAGGTGCTCGACGAGTACTTCGCCGGAGAAATCGGGATGTTTACCGCCACAGAAGAACAGATGACGGTGATCAGAAATCTCAATGACAGAGCAGGCGCCCTGATGCGCAAGCTGGACGCCTGGGATGAGTTGGGAGAAGACATGCTCGGATGGTACTACAACAAGTACCTGGAACAAAGGGAGCAATAGCGCTACATGCACTTCTCTTCCTTTCGCAGCCTGTCATCCGCAAGGGTGGCGGGCTTTTTTATATACTATTGACAAGAATTTGCGCCATTTCGGCTTGTTTTGTGCTTGTATTGTAAGCATTTTTGCGTATGATTGACAAAAAGTGCAGAAATGGAGACAAGGATGCTTGAGATAGGGCTCATCGAGCCCAATGACGGCCAGGTGCCCGGACTTCCGGCCAATCCGCGCGACATCTCGGCCAAGGCGTTGAGAAGGCTGAAGAAGTCCATCAAGGACGACCCCGAGATGCTGGAGCTCCGCGAGATAGTGGTGTATCCGCACGGGGACAGGTATGTGGCCGTATGCGGAAACCAGAGGTTCAGGGCGTGTCTGGAGATGGGATACCGACAGGTGCCGTGCAAGATCCTTCCACAGGATACATCCGAGAAGAAGCTGAGGGCCTACGCGTCGAAGGACAATGTGTCTGCGGGCGAGTTCAACTGGGAGATGATCGAGGAGGAGTGGGATGCCGCCGAGATGACCGACTGGGGTGTCCAGGAGGACTGGGGCGAGGATGAGGACTACGAGGATGAGGAAGAGGGAGGCAGTCCCGACTCCGTTGCAGTCAAGTCCGGCCCTGCCGACAGCGTGGGCAGAGATCCCTCGCCGTCCTCTGTCCCTGAACCCTCAGACGACGCTCCGTCATTTTCCGACATGATCCTCGACGACAGGATATTCAACTACGACAACGACTTCGAGATCCCCGTCCTGCTGAAGAGCATGCAGGCGCTTCCTGGGCTGGTGGTGCCGTTTGCCCCATGGGGAGCGGACTCGAGGCTCAGGACCGACGTGCAGACCTACCACTTCTACGTGGACGACTACCGTTTTGAGGCCATCTGGAAGGACCCGAGCAAACTGGTGAACAGCGGATGCAAGGTCATCGTGGAGCCGAACCTCTCGCTGTACGAGACCACGCCGATAGCATACGGGCTTCACATGATATACAAGAAGCGCTGGATATCGCGCTGGCTACAGGAGAAGGGCATAAGGGTCTACGCCGACCTCAATGTGGCGAGCAAGTTCTACGGATACAACCAGCTCGGCATCCCGGAAGGATACAACGCGTTCTGCACGAGGGGCTATTCCGACAGGCTCGAATACACCAAGATGGAGGTGGACATCGCGCGGAGGATATCCGGATGCGACGCACCGAACATGCTCATATACGGCGGCGGAAAGGCCGTCAAGGAGTTCTGCTACAAGAACGGGCTGATATACACCGAATCATTCATCAACGGGGAGCGCAAGGAGGCTCTGAAAGGCAAATAGGATGGCAGAGATAAGAGATACAGAGATGGCGAGGATAAGCCTCAATGACGGCCAGATACCGGGCGTCCCGAAGAATCCGAGGTTCATACGCGACAGCAGGTACAGGGACCTGAAGCGCTCCATCACCGAAGATCCCGAGTTCATGTGGTACAATCCGGTGGTGCTCTACCCTCTCGGCGACGGGTATGTCGTGATCGGAGGCAACATGAGGCTGAGGGTATGCCGGGAGCTCAGATGGAAGACCATACCTTCAGTCATCCTTCCGGAGGACCTTCCGGCGGAGAAGATAAGGGCGTACGTCATGAAGCACAACATACAGTTCGGCGATGACGACTGGGACCTGCTGTCGAGCGAGTGGGATACGGAGGAGCTCAAGGAATGGGGAAAGGAGATAGAATGGGCCGAGCCGGGACGTGAGGAACCGAAGGAAGAACCCAAGGAAAAAGGTTCCGAGGAAGACAAGTTCATCCTGGAAGTGGAGTGCGGGAATGACATGGAGCTGGACCTTCTGTACGCGGAACTGACGGAAAGGGACTATAAATGCACGAGAAGGAGGTAATTATGGCACAGGGAGAGTTCAGGCCGCTGTCTGAGCGGGAGAAGAAGAAAATGATCAGGGAGATGGTCGCGATCATCGAAAAACACAAGCTGGTGTTCTTTGACCACATATTCGGCTACTACTACGGTTGCCGGAAGACCAAGGCCGTCCATCACAAGTTAAACGAGTCAACCGAAATAAAGGAGGCGCTCGACGCCAACAAGGCCAAGGCCAAGGGTTTCCAGATAAACAAGTGGCTCGCGAGCGACAACGCGACGCTACAGATCGCGGCGTTCAAGCTGATGGCGACCGACGAGGAAAGGGAGAAGCTGAACCAGAGCAGCATCGACATAACCAGCAAGGGCAAGGAGATCAAGACAGAGCCTCTGGTGATTGAAGTGGTGACCGCCGCCGCTCAGGTAGACAGGACGGAGGACGCCGACGACGGCATTGCAGCCGAAACGGAATAGGCACGATGGCAAAGATCCAGACGACAAGGGTGTTCACTGAGATTGACAACGCGGTGGCGGCCGGCTACACGACGATATCCGAGCAGGGCTCGTCGCGTTCCGGCAAGACCTACAACACCCTGATCTGGCTCATACGCTACTGTCTCATACATCCCGGAACAAGGCTGAGCATCGTGCGAAAGACGCTCCCGTCCATCAAGGGATCCGTGTTCATCGACTTCAAGGAGATCCTGATAAAGATGAAGATCTTTGACGAGAGGGCGCTGAACAAGTCGGAGATGACCTACATGTTCGGCAACGGCTCGTGGGCTGAGTTCTTCTCTACGGACTCCGAGCAGAAGATCCGAGGAAGAAAGAGGGACATCCTCTATTGCAACGAGGCCAACGAGCTCCTGTACATCGAATGGCAGCAGCTCAAGATGCGTACGACGCGCTTTGCCATCATCGACTACAACCCTTCGTTCTCCGACGACCACTGGCTCTGCGGGGTGAACAGAGACCCGAGGACATACCACTTCATCACGACCTACAAGGACAATGTGTTCCTCGAGCAGTCCATCGTGGAGGAGATCGAGAGCCTCAGGGAGAAGAACGAATCGCTATGGAGGATCTACGGACTCGGACTCCAGGCTGTGGTCGAGGGACTCATATTCAAGTCCTACGAGGAGATAGACCACATTCCCGAGCACGTCAAGAAGAGGTGGCTGGGAATGGACCTCGGATACACCAACGACCCTACGGCCATCGTGGAGGTGGGACTGCTGGACGACACGCTCTACATCGACGAGAAGTGCTACCGCACCGAGATGCTCACAAGCGACATCATACGTGAGCTCAAGGCGCTGGACCCCCTCAAGGTGATATCGGAGTCCGCTGACCCGAGGCTCGTGCAGGAGGTGTACAGGGCCGGCATCAACGTCCATTCGGTCCAGAAGTTCAAGGGGTCCGTCGAGGCGGGCATCACGAAGATGCTGGAGTTCAAGATCAAGATAACGAGGCGCTCGAGCAACGTGCAGAAGGAGTTCCGCAACTACACCTATGCGCAGGACAAGGAAGGCAGGTGGCTGAACCAGCCCATCGACGCATTCAACCACGCCATCGACGCGGTGAGGTATGTCGTCATCAGCGAAATCTTAGGAGGAATGAAGAAGCCTGTCGACCTGAAGAAGCTCGCAAGGCTCGCACACAGATAGTTTAACCAATAAAAACAGCATAATGGACATCAAGGATATCCTTTCATCGGACATGGCGACCGAGCAGAAAATCGCCGAGCTGAAGCAGAAGTCAATAGAGGTTCCGGCATGGGCGGCCCTCAGGAGAGAGTATGACCCCGAATTGCACGAGGTGATGGACAAGGCGAGATACCCTGACATCATCGGGGAAGGCAACCTCGTCACTCCGGTGACAAGGGTGGCCGTGGATTACCAGCGTCTTGCAGTCAAGCGAACCACCGAGCTCTGCTTCGGCATCCCCGTCAAGCGAGTGTACAAGACCAAGACCGGCGACGCCACGCAGCAGGAGGTGGCCGAGGCTCTGGAGGCCATCTTCCAGCGCTGCCGCATCGACTCTCTCAACATAGAGAGGGGCCGCATGCTGTTCGCCGGATGCGAGGTGATGACCATGTGGTATGGCGTCATGCAGGACAACTCGGTGTATGGCTTCCCGTCCAAGCTCAAGATGCGTGCGCTCAACTTCTCGCCTATGCTCGGCGACAAGCTGTATCCTCTCTTCGACGAATACGGCGACATGGTGGCGATGAGCGTTGAGTACACGAGGAACAAGGCGGGCAAGGACATCACCTACTTCGACGCGTTCACCGCCGAGAGGCACATCAGATGGAACAACGCCGAGGGATGGGATGTGGACATTGACGAGGAGATAAACATAGGCAAGATCCCGGCCATATACGTCTGGCGCCCTACACCGGTATGGGATGGCACGACGACGCTTGTCAACGAGATCGAGTGGGCGCTCAGCCGCAACGGAAACTACCTGCGCGAGAACTCAAGGCCGATAATCGCATGCTTCGCGGATGACGCCGTACAGTTCGGCGACTCTCCCGATGTGGACAAGGCGGCGAAGGACGTGATGCAACTCCCGTCAAGCGCACGCCTGGAATACATCACATGGCCTGCCGCCATAGAGAACCTCAAGTACTATGTCGGCGAGCTCCGTCAGATGTTCTTCACGCAGCTCCAGCTTCCTGACTGGTCGTACGAGAGCATGAAGACCACGCCGATGTCCGGCGAGGCGAGGAAGCAGATGTTCATCGACGCCCAGCTCAAGGTCAAGGACGAGAGCGGAAGATGGCTCGAGTTCTTCGACAGGGAGGTCAATGTGGTCAAGGCGTTCCTCAAGCAGATGAGGCCGGAATGGGTCAGCGTCATAGACCAGCTCGAGGTCGAGAATGTCATCACGCCTTACGCGATCAACGACGAGATGGAAGAGATCAACAAGATGTCTACGCTCGCCGGAGGCAAGCAGCTCATTTCCCAGCGTACCGCAATAGAGAGGCTGGACTATGTCGATGACGTGGATGCGGAGCTTTTGAGAATCGCCGAGGAAGGCGCCATTGACGCCCTCGGCATGTAGTTGTGCCTCTGGGATGAGAAAACGGCAGGAAGATGGCAAAGAAAAGCAAATACGACCTTCTGCACGAGCAGCGCGTGAACGAGATCACGAAGAAGATAGACGACATCTATGCGGCGGCCGTCACCGAGGCGGCCAGCATAGGTGCCATCGTCAGGGGCTTCAATCCGGACAAGGTGTTCGCGTTTTCGGACTACCCGATGACGAGGGACCGCGTGAACGCGATGCTGAAGCAGTTGCACAACCAGGTCGTGGGTGTGGTGGAGAACGGATGCCGCGCGGAGTGGGACCTCGCCAACGAGAAGAACGACGAGCTTACGGAGAGGCTTCTCGGACCGTACAGGGAGACGATGCCGAAGGAGGTCCTGGAACGCTACTACATGAACAACAACGACGCGAGGGAGCAGTTCATCAGGCGCAGGGAGGAAGTGAGGGGCGAGACGGAAGGCCTGAACCTTTCCGACAGGGTGTGGAGATACACTGACCAGTTCAAGCAGGAGATAGAGCTCGGACTGGATCTCGGTCTGGGTGAAGGAAGGTCGGCGGACCAGATGAGCAGGGACCTGAGGGGATATCTGAGGGAGCCGAACAAGCTGTTCAGGAGGGTTCGCGACAAGCACGGCAACCTGGTGCTGAGCAAGGCTGCAAAGGCGTATCATCCGGGGCGCGGAGTGTACCGCTCGTCATACAAGAACGCCAGGAGGCTCGCCGCGACGGAGACAAACATCGCCTACAGGTCGGCGGATCATGTAAGATGGAATCAGCTCGACTTCGTGGTGGGAATCAGGATAAACCTGTCAAAGAACCACACGATCAACGGCGTCCCGTTCACCGATATCTGCGACGATCTCCAGGGACTGTACCCGAAGACGTTCAAGTTCACCGGATGGCATCCGCTGTGCCGCTGCTACCCTACCTCGGTGCTCAAGACCGAGGACGAGCTGTTCCGCGATCTGGACGGGGTGGACAGAGGCTCCGAGAACAAGGTGGAGAAGCCTCCGAAGGCGTTCGACGAGTACGTGAAGACGAACCGCGACAGGATTGCCGGAAGCGCAAGCAAGCCGTATTGGGTGCTTGACAACTTCAAGGACGGCGACATCGACAAGGGATTGTCAATCTATGACAAGTACCGTCCTAAGGGCAAGCAGAAGTTCAAGACGGACGAGCAGAAGGAGGCCATCCGCAAGGAGTGGCACGACAGGAAGGCGACGAGGAAGTACGGCGAGAGCGTGCTCGGCATCATGTCCGGCATCTCCGATGTCCCTACATGGCAGCTCGAGAAGGCTCTCAGGGGAGGCGACATGGAGGCGATACTCACATCGGCGAAGGCTCTCAAGGGAATCGGCAAGCAGCTCAGTTCGCTTGAGTATATAGACGACGGAATAGCGGCAGCCAAGAAGTATTCGATGAATGACGTGGTGAAGGCCAATGACGAGCTGCGTGGAGTCATGGACAAATGGATGAAGAAGTACAGCTATGCCTCACTTGACAAGGCCGATCTGGCGCACCTGCGCAACAAGCTGAATTTCGAGCTGACAAGTCCTACCATCACCTACACTCATAAGGATATCATCAAGGATGCGCTGACAGAGCAGATCCGAAAGGTGAATAGGAAGATCGAGTGGAACGAAATGGTGTCCAAGGTTGCTACACTTAAGTCATTCAAGACCAGATCAACGACATACAAGGGCTATCTGGCCAGGATAGAGGGGGCAATAAAGAGCAATGATTTCGATGTCCTGCGCAAGGCTGTCGAGGATGCGGAGAAGCAGCAGCAGAAGCTCATAGCCAATCAGATCAAGCGAGGCGGCAGCACCAATGGTGCCCTGAATCCGGAATATCAGGGAGGAGCGGTCGGAAAGGACATCGCCTCAAGCATCGACGTCTCGAATATGGTGTCGGAAGATCCATACAGAGGTACTTTCACCAACAATGTTGCAAGAATGCAAGGATTCGACGCGCCGGCCAAGTTGGTGTCAGAGCAGGAGTTCAGACAGTTGGAGCAGGCCTGTGGAGAGGTATTTTACCGTACCGTCAACCCGACGACATTCAAGGGCACGAATATGACGAGTCAGGAGTTCGCCTCTCAGCTTTGGAAGGCGGACAAGCTGGAGCTCAATGGTCCAGGCGGTCGCGTCTACGGTGATGGCATGTATGTCGCTACGTCAGCATGGGATGGTAGCAGATTGAATCCGCTGAACGCAAGCAACAAGCGGTCGGCATACGACAGCAGTATAAGCTATGGTCATGGCAGGCATACAATATCCGAGATGACATTCACAAGGGTTCCAAAGATCATTGAGCAAAGCGACCTGATAGATCAGTATCGGAAATTAAGTACTGCCGAGAAAGCGAGGTTTGGAATGAATCCAAATACCTATGCCTGCGCTTTAGGATATGATGGCATGTATTGCGACGGTCCTAACTATATGGTTATATGGAATAGATCGATAATCGCCGTTAAGAAGACATAAGAAAAGGCTTCATGTTCTATGAAGCCTTAAACCTATGACGCATTATCATTTACGCTTTCTCTTGAGAGATGCGTTGCAGCCTTGCATTGTCATACACAAGAGCCATTCCTATGTATTCGGCGGCCTGCTGTATCTGCACATCGCCGGTAACTATCCAAAAGTCTGAGATGCGGTAAAACTCTTCGTCTTTCTCTATTTTGGCCCATATTTGACAGTAATAGTCAAATTCCCCTTCCCTTGAGGGTTTGATTGCCGCTTGCAAGGCGTCCTGCTCATTATCAAAGTGGGTGCAATCCGCAACCGCCTTTTTGCACCTTTTCGCGAAATCAGGATGAGCCGCCATGCGGGATTGCGCCGACTCATACATATAGCCCAATTCATCTTGGCCCAATTCATATCTGTTTTCCATAACCATAAAATGTTAACGGCGTCTTAGCCTGTTTATATTATACTTACGAATAAAACAGCGGTTTGTTGCATAACCGCCCTCTTTTTTCAGTTTTCCGTACAAGGTCCTCAATGTGCAACCGACCTCAGCGGGAGTGTACACCTCGAATATGGCGGCGAGGCTTCCGAAATGCACGCTCTCCCCTGTCTCGTGGAACTTGACCTCAATGGCCTGTGATACGCTTATCCTGCTCATACCACCTCCGCTGTATTGGATTGCACATATTTGCGGTATGCCCACTTTGCAGCCGCCTTCCCTTTCTTCCTGGTATCGTAGCTCACCAGCGGGGTTAAGTTTGTAACAAGGCCGTTTACCATCGCCCATGCGAACACTGTGACGCGTGACCGGCTGTCAAATTCCTGGACCTCGACACAACGGGTCATGTCCTCGTTGTAGTAAAATCTTATCTTTATCAAATTCATGTCTTAAAGTGCCTTAAAGTTAATCGTTGACCACTATTACCAGCTGAGAGCCTTCCGGCATCCTGAACGCCTTGTTAAAGAGCTTCTGGCATCTTTTCGGAGGGTTGATGTAGGACTTGTGGTTCTCCCTGAATTGCATGCACACCCCGTCGGATGAGGGGCAATGGTAGGTGCTGGCCGAGTGGTAGAACGGACAGCACCCGCATGATGTCGGCTTCTCGTGGAAGACCGTTCCGTTAATCCAAATCATATTGCGTTCTCCCCTGGTGTATTATATCCATTCCATTCTGTTTCCATCAGCAGAAAAGCAGTTGCCTTGCTGATCTGTAATATAGAGTTCGTTGTTCTCATCATCCTTGATGCCTTTTGCATCTATGAAAGCAACAGCAGCCTTGAGGCTCTTTCTTGAAGCAATAAATTTTGCGTTGTAACAAATGAAGTAAGTCATGTCCTTTGTATTCTTGTTGTGAGTTTTCTGCATTCTCTCCTGATCTTCCCTATTTTTCACATCTCCAATAGATCTGTGTCGTGATCTTGTTGATGCAACAGATCTCCAGGTTGGCCTCATCCCTGTGCGCGGCCACAAGAGCCTCGAGCTGCGCGATCGCCTCCTCCTTGGTCTTGATGTACTTGATTACAATGTGTGCTCGGCCGGTCTCTCGCTTGAAGTAGAACTCGACAGTCCACATGACTCCTTGATCGTGGTGTTTTTCGTAACGTGTTTTCATAATCCTTAAAGTGTTTATTTTAATATTACGTTGCAAAGATACGCATATATTTTAATATAACAACATTTTTGCCGAAATAATTTAAAGTTTTCGCTTTATTGCAAGATTAAATAGTTTATAACTTAATGCTTATGACATAAACATTTTGCGATGTTTTTGTATATTTTTGCCAATGTGTAAACCCATAAGGAAATGAAAGGTAAAATCTTAGAAGCATTGAAAGCCAAATTTGAGGGGGTCGATGCAAAAATCTTAGGTAGGATTGCAGATAAGCTGGCCAAGACTACGACAAGCGAGGAGGATGTCGCAACCGCAGTGGAGGGGGTGTCATTCTCGGATGTTCTGAACATGTACGGCGACAGTCGCGCCACAGAGGCTGCGAACACCGCCATCTCGAATTACGAGAAGAAGCATGGAATCAAGAACGGAAAGAAAGTCATGGATGAGGACGAAGACTTAAAAGACGGACTCGACAAGCAGGATGATGCCCCGGAATGGGCGAAGGCTCTGATCGCGAGCAACAAGGCTATGCAGGACGAGATCAACGCGCTCAAGAAGGGGAAGGTCACCGAAGGACGCAAGCAGAGATTCGACAAGATCCTCGAAGGACTCACTGAAACTCAGAAGAAGGCCTACGCGCGCACAAGCTACGACAGCCTGAGTGACGAGGAGTTTGACACCTTACTCAGCGAGGTGGGAGAGGAGGTTGAAGGTCTTGTGAGCGAAAACAAGGCTTCGGGCGCTTCGTTCAAACCGCCTATGACGAACGGCAAGAACAAGGATGTGAAGGCCGCGTCGGACAAGGAGGTGGACGACGTGCTCGGGAAATTAGGTTTTAACTCTTAATTCTAAAAGATCATGGCAGAAGTGAATCTTAACAAGACCGATTGGGGCGTTGACGCAGGCAAGTCGTCAATCGTCATCATCAGGGACCTCGGCGACCTCGTTGGCGGAAGAAGCCTCAATGTGGAGGGCTGGGCCGGGGATGTCATTAAGGCCGGTCACGTCATCGTGAAGGATACGGCAACCGGCGACTACCTTCCGCTCGCGGTTAGCGGAGAGGCGTATGCCGCCGCAACGTCCGGACAGGAGTATGTGGGTGTACTCAAGACAGACGTGCTCGCAAAGAAGGCGTTCGCGCCTATCATGACCATCGGACAGGTAAATGCGGCTGCAAGCCCTTACCCTGTGACCGACGCAATCGCGGAAGGTCTTCCGCTTATCCAGTTTATGTACCGCTAAAAGGAGGACTGAGAAATGAGAACTACATCATTATTCGCACAGATCATTGACAAGTACTTCCAGGCAGGTACTATCAAGAAGATTACAGAAAAGATCAACGGTGAGGAGAAGGAGCAGCCGCTGCTCCACAAGACAATGCTCACTGAGGAGTATTCGAACGACCTCACATGGACATCGGCCGACTATGACGAATCAGTCGTTGCCGCCGACCTCGTGACAATGGACTCGAGCCTTCCGCTCAAGTCACGCGACACATTCGGCAAGGCGGTGGGCGAGATCCCGAAGCTCGGTATCAAGTATCAGCTCCGTGAGAAGGACCTCAAGGAGCTTCAGATCCTCCAGCGCGTGGGCGGCAAGGAGGCGGAGATCGCCGCAAAGCTGCTCAAGCTCCCTACACGATGCATCAAGGGCATGGATATCCGCAAGGAGATCATGTTCCTCGAGGGCCTCTCTACAGGACAGATGGCTGTGGCCCATCCTGACAAGGAAGGCGTGGCTATCCGCGTGGACTTCGGCTACAAGGCCGAGCACTTCTTCAAGGCAACCACATCGGCTTGGAGCAGCGTAGCTAACGCTTCTCCGGTGGACGACATCCGTCAGATGTTCGACGCTGCCGAGGCTGAGGGCAAGACCATCGGTCACGTCATCCTCACAAAGAAGTACTTCGACTACCTCCGCAACAGCGTGCAGGGTAAGAAGCTCGCGGCCAACTTCATGGGCCAGGTGGTGACAGCCAACACTCAGCTCGTGGTGCCTACAAGACAGAGAATGCTCGACGCACTCGAGGACGAGTTCGGCGCTACATTCGAGTACATCTCGCCTAAGTTCCAGGTGGAGAAGGTTGACGGCACCAAGCAGAAAGTCACTCCGTTTGCCGAGGCGAACGTCGTGGGTATCCCTGCCAAGAACATGGGACGCCTTGTGTACTCTGACCTCGTCGAGGAGGCTAATCCGGTTGCCGGTGTGTCATACAGCAAGTCGGGATCACACGTGCTTATCTCACAGTACTCGATGAACGAGCCTTCGCTCGCCGAGTACACTTCGGGACAGGCGTTCGTGCTTCCGGTGATCGACAACGGAGCCAATGTGTTCGTCCTTCAGGCGGACCAGACAAACGCGTAATTAAAACCGTCAAGCCATGACAGTACTGGAATCACTCGCGGCGACAAGCGCCTTTCCCATACCGCCCAGGACATTTGAGAGCATAGCCGTTGCAAGAGGGCTGAACATCAATGACGAGGTTTCATCAGAGACAATGGCGTCGGCTGAGTATAAGCTCGCGACCGCCGATGTCATGCAATACCTTCTCGCGGCGCCTTCGATATCTCAGGGAGGGCAGTCATACTCCCTTACTGAGGATCAGCGCAATATGTTCAGGAGGAAGTCCGAGGCGATATACGCGAAGTATGGCGAAGCCGGGGACGGTTCCGGTTCCGAAGTGACTTACGGATACAAGGGTTCGAGATTATGATCATCGCAAACGGTCATATATGTGCCATCAGGAAGACGGGAGGCGGGATAGATCCTGTCACCCGCCATCCTGTTGCCCCTTCCGTAGACTACGGCAGTCCTGTTCTCTGCCAGTTCCGCCCCGTCCACCTGAGTCTGCAGTCAAAGTCCTTGGGGGAGCCCAACAAGACGGCTTCCTACGAGATACTGATAGAGGGCAGATGGGACGAGGAATGCGAGCAGATCCGTCTGTACAGGGGTGACAGGATTGTGGCCGAGGCGCCGGTGATCAGCATAGAAGAACTCGCGGCGGTATGCCAGACAAGATTGATAATTTGACAACAGAGTGAACCATGGGGATGTCTCTCTCAAACGCCGCCATCGGCAAGGCAGTTACCGAGGCCATCAACGCCCGCCTGAAGCAGGCTGTTCAGGTGCTGATGTACATCGGGGAGCAGTGCGTGAATGAGGCGAGGGACAGGCACAAGTACACCGATCAGACCGGTAACCTCACCAGCTCGATCGGATACGTGGTGTCTGACAGGGGGAGAATCATCGACAGCTCATCCTTCGAGGTAGTCAAGGAAGGTGGTGAAGGTGCGTCAACGGGACAGGAATATGCTGAGAGACTGGCCCGGATGTATCCCACACACCTCGCCCTGATAGTGGTAGCCGGAATGAATTACGCCGTGTATGTGAATGACATGGGTCTGAATGTCACTGATTCCGCGCAAAGACTTGCTGAGAAACAGGTACCGAGACTGCTCAAGAGGCTGGGGTTCAAGGCAACAGTTAACAGGAAATGATCAGGAAGAAGACAGCGTCAGAGATAGTGGGCGACATCATCGCGCTCATTCGGGACAGCGAGCTTGCTGCGTCCGTCAGCGGCGAGATCTACCGTGAAGGTTCCCGCCCGAGGGATTCGAAGGCGGAGGACATATCGGTCATATTCACGACCGGAGAGATGGGACAGATGCAGGACGGTGTCGTGACCATCAATGTCTTTGTACCGCAGATCGCACCGTTCGATGACGGAGCATTCGTGCCGGACAGCGCAAGGCTGGAGGAGATCGAAGCGCTCGGGCAGAGAATGGTGGATTCCTGGACCGCCGACAGATCCGACTACAGGTTCACGCAGAACGGCACCATCAGGTCGCAGCATAACGACGAGAGGCGCGAGTCGTTTGTCGTCATCCGTCTGGCTTACAGATACTATTCGATTCATTAACATTCAAAAGGTATAAAAACATGGCAAGTACATCATGGGGAGCTCCGACGCTCCAGTTCGTACCCCTCGGAACCAATGAGGTCCCTCCAGTAGGAAAGTGGGATAATGAAGAGGGACTCATCACCATCGAGGCGGACATCCTCCTTGAAGGCTCGACCACTCTCAACACCGAGGAGGGAGAGACCAAGAAGCTCAAGAATGCCCGCGGCAACGATGTGGACTCGAAGAAGATGCCTTCATCTTACACTCTCGAGACATCCATCATCCGTACAAAGGGCTCCACACCGAAGTTCCCGGTGGTAAACGGAATCGTCACCGGAGACTACGCGATGAGGCTGATTCCTGAAGATCCGGAGGCAATCGGCATCCAGTTCGGAAAGTGCAACATTGCAGTCAACAAGGGCTGGGATGAGGACCAGGGACTTCTCGACATCCTCACCGTCAGCGGAGTCCAGCCGAACGGCACCGACAAGGAGATCTGCAAGGAGTACACCGCGCAGTAGCAGCGTTGACCCCGCCGCGGGTGAAAACGCGGCAAGCCGACTGGTTTAACGGAAGAACGTCCGGGTGAAGGTAGGTGGCCCGGAAGGTGCGGGTTCGAGTCCCGCTTCGGCACAACAAACACCACCGAAATGGAAACTATCGAACAGAAAGTAGCGGGAGCCATCCTCCAGAGGAAGAAGGAGGTGAGGCTCGGTGATGAAGTGTACCAGGTGTCGAGACCGACGCTCGGTACACTGATTCTTTTGTCGGAAGCCATCAGCAGGATTCCGGAGGATCTGTCGTTCGAGCCGCAGAGCGATGACGAGCTCATCAATGTATGCCTGAAGAATGCGAAGGACTGCCGTTTCCTCGGAGACATCTGCGCCATCCTCATACTGGGAGAAAAGGGAATAGACCAAGATTACAAGACCCCGGGATGGTGGCCGTTCCGCAGGAGGAAGAAGCTGAAGGACCACATATCGGCAAGGATACTCAAGGAATATACGGCCGGAGAGGTTTTCGACATGATAGTCGGCCTCATCCATTCGCTGGAGGTGAGGGATTTTTTCGCAGTTACCACTTTCCTCCAAGGGGTAAATCTGACAAGACCGACAAGGAAGGTGGGCGAAGAAGAAAAGAAGAGGAAGCGAACGACAGCATCTGGGCAGTAGTGGCGGGCGTATGCAAGTCCTACAACCTCACGTTTGATTATGTCATCCACGATCTCAGTTATGAGAATCTGATGATGTACAGCGCTGTCCTGCCGACGTACGAGCCGCCGAAGGACAAGAACAAGGAGGTTGTGGATGCAGACGATCCGGCCAACAGGGAGAAGCTCAGGGCGATAATCAGAGGAGAAATAGTATAACAGCATAGACGACAATGGCAGAAACATCGGGACCAATGAACATAACGGCGGGCATTGACCTCGCCCAGCTCAACAGGGACGTACAGAAGATGAAGGCTCAGCTCAGTGAGGTGGGCACGCATGCGGCAAAGGAGGGACAGAAGCTCGACGGGATAGCGAAGAAGGTGGCAGGAAGTATGGCCGCGATGTTCTCGATAGCGGCCGCCGAGCAGTTCGGGCAGAAGATCTTCCAGGTCCGTTCGGAGTTCCAGCAGCTCGAGGTGGCCTTCAAGGTGCTTCTGAAGTCCGAGGAAAGGGCCGTGAAGCTCATGGGTGAGCTCACCAATCTTGCGGCCACGACGCCATTCGGTCTTCAGGAAGTGTCGGGCACGGCCAAGCAGCTCATCGCGTACGGTATCGCCGCAGAGGATGTCAACGAGACACTGACAACGCTCGGAAACATCGCGTCTGCCGTCGGCGCCCCATTGCGTGACATCGCATACCTGTACGGTACCACGATGGTCCAGGGCAGGATGTACACTCAGGACCTCCGTCAGTTCATGGGAAGGGGTATCGCGCTCGCTGACAAGCTGGCCGAGCACTTCGGCATAGCGACGGATCAGGTGCAGGAGTATGTTACTGCCGGAAAGGTCGGGGCTAAGGAATTCAAGGCTGCAATCGATGCTCTCGGCGGTGCCGGAGGCGAGTATGACGGCCTGATGGAGGAGCAGTCGAAGACATTGCAGGGCCAGTGGTCCAATCTCCAGGACTCGCTCGACATGATGCTGAACGAGATCGGCAAGACGACGCAGAGCGCCTTCGGCCAGGCGATCGGAATGGCAAGCAAGCTCGTGGAGAACTACGAGAAGGTCGGCAGGGCGATCGCCGCCATAGTGGCCACATACGGAACATACAAGGCCGCTACGATGGCCGTCACCGCTCTCGAGGCGATAAGGGCGACCGGAATAGGAAGGCTCACGAAGATGGAAGCCCTGCATTACGGCTGGCTGGTGACTACGGAAAAGGCTCAGAAGCTGCTCAACAGGACGATGCTTGCGAATCCTTATGTCCTCATCGCCACCGCCATCGTGGCGGCAGGTGCGGCCCTCGTGGCATACACGAGGAACGCGAAGTCGGCGGCAGACTACACCGCCGAGCTGAACGAGACCATCGAGAGCACAGGCAAGGTGACCCAGAACGACAGGCTGATATCCGAATACGAGACACTCAAGGGAAAGACGCAGCTGACGAAGGATGAGACGGCAAGGATGAACGAGGCGCTCAACACCCTCGCGTCATCTTTCCCGGAGGCGGTGACCAAGGCCAACGAATGGGGCGAGGCCCTGGAGATAGACACCGATAAGCTCAAGGCGCTGAACGACGAGTACAAGGCGCTTCAGATGGAGCGCTTCACAGAGCAGATCCGCGAGAATCAGGAGGCGCTCAAGCAGATAGAGCGGGAACGTGAGTATGTCGCGGCAGCCAAAAAGGCATACGACGCCGGAGAGGACCGATTCATATATAAAGGAGCTTATCAAACGGCCTACAAGCGATATGGCGGTGTCAAGGGCGCCGAGACCCTTCTCAAGCTCAAGGACGAATATGACCAGATCAACGCCAACATCAGGCAGGCGGAGAAGTACGTGGCCGTCCTTCAGGGAAATTATGTCGAGGACCCGAC